AAAAACGCGACTCACTTCTTTCTAATATTGTTTAAGGAGAAGAAATATGGAAAATAGAGATATGGTCCATTCCCCAAACCACTACGCTGTGTTTGATGGTGTAGAGGCAATTGAAATCATTGCTAAGTCTCTCACTATTGAAGAGTTTCGTGGGTATTGCTTTGGCAATCTTCTGAAATATCGTCTTCGCTGCGGTAAGAAAGATGATGTGCAACAAGAGTTGGCAAAAGCCGATAAGTACAAAGAACTGTTTGAAAAATACAAACATTTCTGTCGGGGTAACTGAGTGAATAAAATTCTTGCGGTTGATGTTGATGAGACAGCGGTGGATGTCCTGCCGCTTCATCTACAATGGTGTAATATGTTTGCAGGAACCAATTATTCTTTTGAAGACATTGGCTATTCTTATGATCTTCAGCCGTTCTTTGATCTAGATGGGGTAATGGATTTCTGGTCTACCCCACATCTTTATCAAAAACTCAAACCGAAAAAGGATTGTGTAGAAATTCTAACTAAGCTACACTCTGAAGGGTGGAAGATTGGATTTGTCACTTATGCCAAGAAGGCTCACTTGTCTTCTAAGTGCAAATGGATCAAACAACACTTTCCTTTCTATTCTTTTATTCTTCCAACAAAAGAGAAAGGTTTTGCTCGCTGTACGCATTTCATTGATGATCGTCACAAATACTTGAACCAAATGCCAGACGATGTTAAGCTTATCAAAATGGATACACCATACAAACAAGATGAGCAAATTCATAGAGAATATTCGCTTGCAAGAGATTGGAAAGACGTGTATAATATTCTGACTGAAACGAAATAGGAGAAATAAAATGCAATTTAATTTTAAAACCAAGTTTGGTAATAATGTCTATACAGCACTTGAGATCGTTAACGGAGATTTCCTAATCTTTAAAAGAGACGAATCTAGTTCCACTGGTGTATATTGGAATAAAGATGATGTTAACTATAACATCAATGGTGGGTATTGGAAAAAAGTAGAAGAAAAGAAACAACCATACTTCTCAATCAAAGAAGGTTCTATTGAATCAGCAGCTCGATTCATTGTAGCAAATAACAGTTACATGCAGAATCGTTCTGTTGATTATATGATCGGCAGTATCAAGCGAGTTATCAAGGAAACGGTTGATAAGATTAAGAATGGCGAGGAAGCTTGGTATTGCGGTACTGCCGGTTATGTTGTCATGATTCAGCAAGAAGATGAAAATTATTATGTAATTGAGGTGCTTGTTGATCCTTCAGTATCTCAAGATCGTGAATTTGTAAACGTAGAAGAGGTTATTTAGTAATCTATGGGAAGACCAAAAGGTTCTCGGAATAAGAGATTAACAGATTTAACCGGAATGACTTTCGGGGCTTATGAAGTTTTATATGAGTGTGAAAGAAGGAAAAATAATGCAAGAGTTTGGATGTGCAAATGTAAGTGCGACAGGGAGGCAGAAGTCTACCACACAAACCTAACTTGTCGATCAAACCAGATGTGCAAATATTGCACTTATGAGTCTTATAAAGTAAGCGAAATGCATAAAACTATGAAGAATGTGTATGACGGAATGATTGGAAGATGTTTTCTAACAGCAGATTCGGATAGATATGATTATTACGGTGGGAGGGGTATCACTGTAGATGAAGCTTGGCTAGGCGAACACGGGTTCCAACAATTTTGGAGAGATGTTGGAGATAGACCTGAAGGGACTTCTCTTGACAGAATAAATCCTAACGGAAATTACTGCAAAGAGAATTGTAGGTGGGTTTCTAGTGGAGAACAGGCTTATAATAAGCGTAGACTTGAACGCAATACCTCCGGTCGGACGGGAATCTCTTGGAACAGTAAACTAGATAAATGGGAAGCATATATAGGTGTGAAAGGAGAGATCATCCGTTTAGGTGTATTTGCTAACTTTGAAGATGCTGTCAAAGCACGAGAAGAAGCAGAACTTAAATATTATAGATATACTAAGGAGTAAATTTTGAAAGGTCTTGAAAGTAGCTATCAATCAGTTGTAGATTGGAACAAGAAAGCTGGCAGTAAGTGGGAGCCGGAATTTGAAAATGTTTGGTGGGATAAGATCCGTCTTCAAACTAAGCTGCTAGTCGAAGAAGTCCAAGAGACGGTTGATGCAAGTGAATATCACGATAAAGTTGAACTGCTTGACGGTGTTGTTGACGTGTTCGTTATTTGGAGCTATCTTGCTGCTCAGCTTGATAAAGCAGGTTATGATGTGGTCGGGGCAATTCAGAAAATCCAGCAGAACAATGATACTAAAATCTTCAAGAGCTATGTGGAAGCTGCTGATTGTGCTGAAAAGTTGTCAGAACTTAAAGACGAACACCACTATGTAGAGAGTGGTTATCTGAATGGCCTAGAGTTCTTTACTGTGCGAAACAGTTATGGTAAGATTAGTAAACCAATTGGATTTAAGTCTGTTGATCTGAGTGAGTTTCTACCAAAATGAAAAAGAAATGGTAAGATGTAGTCAAAACTAAAGAAGACTATGATAAACTTGCCAGCACCGGGTATGGGCGGGGTCTTTCACGAAGACCTCCCCTATCTTGAGAAGATTGTTTGAAACAAATGGAGGAAAAGAATTTGAACGAAATGGTTATTAAAGTGATCTCAGCATCGTGGTGTTCTGCTGCCAGTCACTAAAACATTCACTAGAACAGAATAATATTGAATACACTCTTGTTGATGCAGATGACTTTGCAAATCAAGAATATATTGCTAAACTTGGTGTACGCAGCCTACCAACAACTGTAATTGAAATTGACGGTATTGTAAAAGGTAAGGTTCAAGGACTTGTTAGTGTAGCAAGTCTTCGTAAAGCGATTGATGATATTGTAAAAGATATGGAGGGTATTTGATGGGTGTTTCTGCAAAGGTAATCTGTGACAGCTCGTTTGGTGAAACGCGTCTAATTACTCTTGAGGTTGAACTACATCGGTTTGTGCTCGCTGAGAATAATACCCATAAAGCTCAGAGCCGCAATATTCAAAGTAGTAGGGCAATTCCGATTCTTAAGCAACTTGAACAAATCGCAAATGACCCTGCTATGCCTATCTACTACGGTAAAGATCAAGCTGGCATGATTGCGGGTGATGAGCTAGAAGGTCGTGATCTAGAACTAGTAAAAATGATTATCTTGGGTATGCGAGATGCTTGCCTGAACGGTGTGAAACAATTACAAAAACTTGGTCTACACAAGCAAATTAGCAATCGTTACGTTGAACCTTGGATGTGGACTAAGGGTGTTGTAACTGCAACTTATCGTGACTGGCGAGCAATGTTTAAGCTTCGTCGTCATTATGCAGCACAGCCTGAAATCAAAGCACTATTTGATTGTATCCATGAAGCTATCGAAGCGAGTGAAACTAATTGGTTGAAAGAAGGTGAGTGGCATCTACCATATGTAAAGCACACTAAAGACTGTCTTGGAAACATGATGTATTTGAATGGTAATCTTCCAGAGTTCAGCTGCAAGACCCAAATTATTCCTACTTTTAGTAATGTCGAAGATGCAATTAAAGTTTCTACTAGTTGTGTTGCACAAGTGTCCTACAGGAAGCTAGACGATTCTCTTGATAAAGCTATTAAGATTTATGATATGCTGAATCTACCCAAAGATGGTGTTTATCCTGATGATCCACCACATTTTAGTCCGACTGAACATGTTGCTATGGCTACCATGCGATTTGCAGACAAACATCTGAGTGGTAACTTTAATACTTTGGATTTTATTCAGTATCGTAAGCTTCTTGAAAATGGTATTGAAAGTCGTTATCTGAAATAAAATAAAGTTTGACAACAGGGACTATTTGAAATATAATAGTCCCACGTTAAAACAGATAGGAGAATTAATTATGTATGATATGTCTGATTGGCTCTTTCAACTGAAGAATCTCTTTGAAAAGCTTGATGGTCTAAGTAGTGAACAGAGTTATCGTCGAGTATTTGACAACATCGAGGAGTTCATGGATAGTTATCAAAATGGTGATAGTCCACGTCAAGCCCACGAAGATTACTGGACTTAATTAAGGAGAAGTTATGCAGCACGTTGTTAGGAACATTAGTTTCAGTCTTCTAATGCAGGACGAAGAAACAGCTAAAGTGATTAAGTCTGGTAATGAACTGGCTTTTGAAAAGATTCTATATGAGAAGTGGGGAGTTGAGATTGGGGAACCGTGGCAGGTGTTGAGTTGTCATCATCGTCCACTAGAACAATCCCCAGAAACATTTAATGGTCCAATGGTGATTGGAGTAGAGCGTCTCGATCCAGAGTACATTGCAAGTGGGAATGCTTCATTTGAAGCACAAGTAGCAGCACGAGACGATATTAGTCTCATGATGGATATTAAGCGTATTGGTCGTCAAGGAAGCTCAGAGAAAGCATTCTCAAGTCGAGATGGTGCAAAACGGGCAATCAAGCAAGAGATGAGTTAATAAAAGGAGAAGTAAGTGCAAAAAACAAAAATTCAAACTCCAACAGATAGTTATACCAGACACTACCCACGTATTGTTGAGCTTGCAAATAAGCAGCTAGAAGAACAACTGTGGTTTAGCTCTGAAATGAAAGTAGAACTAGATCGTATGCAACTTCTATACGAACTTAGTCCAGAACAACTACATGCAGTAAAAACTGTTCTTACATTCTTTGTTCGTTATGAACTGACTGTAGGGGATATGTGGAAACGGATTGCAGAGATTTTCCCTCGTCCAGAAGTTAAACTTGCGGCTAGTGTAGTGGAAATGACCGAACGGGCAGTTCATGCTGAGTTTTACAATCAGCCAAATCAACAGCTTGGACTGGATACAGATGAACATTACCTAGCTTACACAAAAGACCCTGAACTACTTGAACGTGCTGAATGGCTTGGGAAACTTCTGAACGATAAAGATGATGAAATTTTAGGTGTTATCATCTTCTCTATGGTGGAAACTGCAATCCTATTCAGTAGCTTTGCTATCTTGAAAAGTTTCCAAAGTAATGGTTATAATCTGATTCCTGTAATTGCGCGAGGTACTAACCAATCAGCTATTGACGAAGACTTACATGGAATGATTAGTGCTGAAATCATCAATACTTATTATTCAGAACTTGGTAAAGAGTTGATTAACGATGAAGTACGTTACCCTAAGATTGTAGAAGCTGTGAAATATGCTTATGAGCATGAAAGTCGTATCATTGACATTGCAATTCCGGGTGAATCATTCAACGGAGTTAAAAAACAAGAGTATAAAGAGTTTGTGAAAAGGCGATTGAATATCTATCTGAATCGCCTAGGTCTTCCAGATGAATTTGAAGTTGGAGACTGTTCAATTACAGACTGGTTTGAGCTAAACACTTATGCTTATAAAGTAGTTGACTTTTTTACTCCCGGTATGGGAATGGAGTACGAAAGTTCTTGGGAAGAAACTGGATTTATTCGTGGCTGGAGGGAAGGTAAAGTTGATTAACTATTCAAATCTTCGTAAGGATCTTCAAAGTAAAGGTGAAATTCCTGAGTGGTTTACTACAGCAGGTACACAACTCTTTTACGAGAAATACAGCTATCAGAACGAAACTGTTAAGTCACGATTTAAGTCTGTAGCAAAAGCAATGGCACAACATGCCCCAAAGGTTTATCCTTCTTGGTGGGAGACTGATAAATACACTTGCGGAAAAACTTGGGAAGAAGTTTTCTTCAGCACACTATGGGATGGGTATATTAGTTGCTCAACTCCAATGCTAGCCAACGCTGGTATTCGTAAACGTGGAACTACTGTAAGTTGTGCTGGTGGGTATGTTGGTAATAATCTGTTTGACCGCTATAACGCCATCACAGAAGCAGCAGTACTGACCAAACACAGTCACGGCACTAGTTACTCTGTAGACCATTGGCCGGCAGAGGGCGATAAACTAAAACGCGGTGGTCGTTCTCTTGGTGTTATGCCAGTTGTGCGTGATTTTATTACCGCAATGGAAGAAGTAACCCAAGGTAGTCGGCGTGGTAGCTTGGCCTACAGTATCCGACCACAACACGGTGATTTTGAGAAAGTGCTGAAACATCTGTATGAACGCACTGAATCAAACAATGTTGGTTGGCTGATTGATGACGATTTCAATCGAGAGATGGATGAAGAAGGTTCTGATGCAGAAGTTAAGTTTGGTAAGATGCTTGGCATTAAAATGCCACGAGGTAAAGGATACTTCACCTTTATCTCAAAAATGAACCGCCACTTGGCTGAAGCTTTCCGTCGTAAGGGTATGACAGTTAAAGCAAGTAATCTTTGCCAAGAGACTTGCCTGCCATCAGATGAGAATTATACCTTTAGTTGTGTAATTCTGAACTATAACCTTGAGTTGTGGGATAATTGGCCAGAACACCTTGTTTTCATTGGTCAAGTTATGGCAGATTGTAATATTAGTGAATACCTTGCCACTATGGATGAAATGACTCCAATGGACAGGCAAGCAATGCAGAAGATTTATCGCTTCACTAAAGAGTTCCGTAGTCTTGGTAGCGGTGTGTTGGGTTGGCATACACTGATGCAGATGAAGAAGTATAGTGTTTCGTCTTTGGATTGTATGTTCCTAAATACTAAAATCTTCAAGCATCTGGACGATGAATCTAAAGCAGCAACACAATGGCTTGCTGGTGTTCTTGGAGAGCCGGAAGGTTGTAAGGGGCTTGGTATTCGTAATGCCACTCGACTAATGATGCCTCCAACTAAGAGTACAGCAGAACTGATGGCAGGAGCTTCAGAAGGTATTGGCCTTGACACAGCTATGGCTTTTACTAAGCAATCTGCTGGTGGTGAGTTCTTCCGAGTGAACAAAGTGTTGGTAAAGTGGATTAAAGAAAAAGGACTTGACTTTGATTCTTGCGTAAAGGATATTATCGCAAATAAAGGTAGTGTCCAGAAGGTAGATTGGCTAGACGATGAAGAAAAGGCAGCTATGCGTACAGGTTTTGAAATTCCTATGGAAGATTACCTTCGCCTCTGTTCTCAGCGTCAGAAATATATTGACCAAGCACAATCAATTAACCTTTACTTTACTAGTAACGACAGCGAAGAATATATCGGTAAGATTCACCGACTTGCATTTAAGGATGAAGGTATTTTGAGTCTATACTATATTTATAGCATGAGAGGTGCAGGAGATATTTCCCGTATAGAAGTCTGTGAGATGTGTCAGTAACTTTTAAAGCCCCTTAACCGGGGCTTTTCTTATAAGGAAAATTTATGGAGATTTGGAAAAACCATCCAACATCAGGGTATCTTGTAAGCAACACTGGCAGGATTATTAACCCAAAAACAAATTACGAGCTGAAACCTACTCTCGGCGAAAGCGGGTATTACAAAATCAGCACAAGTGTTTGTCGTGCAGGTCATGTGCATTGTGCTGTAGTGGAAGCATTTATTGGTTTGATCCCGAAAGGGATGCACGTCAATCATATTGACGGGGTAAAGACGAATAACCATCTGTCAAACCTAGAGATTGTAACTCCTAGTGAAAACACTAAACACGCCTATGCTATGGGGCTTGCCAATGGGCTGAAGGGTGAGGATAACTCAAACGCTAAAGTGACAGAAGAAGATATTTACATGATGTATAGTTTGTTTGAACTTGGATATAATAATGATTATATTGGTGAGAAGTTCGGGCTTCATCCTCGGTATATCTCATTGGTACGGCATGGTAAGCGGTGGAAACATATTTATGAGAAGTATGGTAAAGTGTTTCCAAAATCCTACAGCAGTGGTGCATACAACATGAGCCAGATTGTAGAGGCTTTTGAGCTAATCAAGGCTGGGCATCGCAACATTGATATCGCTGAGGTAACGGGTATTGAGGCTAGCAGCATTTCTAGGATTCGTAGTGGAAGTATCTGGAAGGAGTTTTTAGATTTTTACGAAAACCGTAATAATATCTATAAAGAAAAGCTTGACAACCAAATGTAGATGATCTAAGATGTTACTACCGATGCAGAGATGTGTTGGTAGGAATTTTTCTTTAAGTGGTGTTGACAAGAGAAATCCTTTAGGTTAAAGTACAAATACCAAAACTCAAGAGGAAACTAGCTATGGCTAAACAACAATTCTCTGCTGAATTTGAACTTTTCGTGACCAACTACTACCAGAACAAAGTTCAATCTGCTAAAGATCGTGGTATTGAGTTTAAGTTGAATCTGGTGTCTGTAAGGAACCTGCTTCGTACTCAGAAATGTCCATACACCGGAATCACTCTAACTGTACCTCGTTCTGGTAAAGGCAGTCTGAGTAGCGACATTACGATTGATCGAATTGACAATGCAAAGGGTTATGTGAAAGGTAATGTTCAAGCAATCTCTAACGTGGCAAATAACTTTAAAAGTATTTTTGAGAATCCTCAATACCCTGTTAGTATGGCTACTGCTGAGAAGATGTTGAATAAAATGCAAAAGAAAATTAAGAAGACTAAAGGAGAGTAAAGTGCTGCACAAATCTAAAGGTAAGTGGAAGTTTCAACGGAAGGCAACTTATTCTGTTGAGTATGGGTTGAACCCTATTATTCTTGCATATCTGGAGAAACTTAAAGAATGCATTGAGAAGGCAAAATCTTGTGGTGTCCCTATCTACTACTGCGACCTTCAAGCTAAAACTGAGGGTTATGAACGGTATGACTGGGATATTGAAATTGACCTTGATAAAGCACATCAACTACGCCTAAAAGACCTCGATGAGATTATTTGGACTTTTCAAAATAATGAACTAAACATCCTAGACTATGCTTTCTCGATTGATATGGAATATGGTGAACAAGATGAAAAGAATTGCCGCGAAGTCAAGCTGACTGTGAATAATGAAGAAGAACGAGAACGGTATCATCGTGATCTGAAAGCTTATAATGAACGTAAGACGAAAGGATATGAGCTTTATGGTAAGCTGCTGATTAAAGGTTGTCTCGATTGGTAAAATTTAAATAACAAAAAGCCCACCAACACATTGCTGTGAAGGTGGGTTTCTTCTTTTCCGAAGGCGCAGATAAATCTGCTATGTCGTCAGAGACGTTCTTATTTTTATAATTTTGAGGGTATTATTAATGAGGCTTAAAAGTAAACTGATTTGTGGTGTTGGTGTAAACGATGCAGACTATGCTGTTACACAAAATGAATACCAATACTCAGATGGAAAGAAAAAGTGTGTGCAAACGTGGATGTGTCCATTCTATGGTGCATGGAAAGGTATGTTAATGAGGGCTTATGACGGTAAACGTAAGGAACTATTCCCAACTTACTCCGGTGTAGTTGTTTGCAAAGATTGGCACTTGTTTTCAAATTTTAAGAAGTGGATGCTTACCCAAAAATGGGAGGGTAATGACTTGGACAAAGATATCTTGTTTAAAGGAAACAAAGAGTATAGTCCAGAAAGGTGTATATTTGTACCTAAATATATTAATTACTTTGTTCTTGAATGTGACAAATCAAGAGGAATTTGGCCTATTGGCGTTTACTATCACAAAACTAAAGGTAAGTTTATCGCAAGTTCTAGTGAAAGAAAAAAGAAAGTGCATATAGGAAACTTTGATAACCCGGAAGATGCTCACGCTGCTTGGAAAGCATATAAGCACTCACTGGCAACCAAATATGCAGATCAATTAGAGATGGAGGGTTATGATATTAGGCTAATCGAAGCACTCCGTACACGTTATCTGTAAGAAATAGCCCCGAATGGGGCTATTTTATTTAAGGTTTAGTAATTTCTTCTGGAGAGCGGGTTTGAAAGGTTACAGAATTTGTATTACTTATCACAGACTTATTGGGTTTAGAATTCTTAGCCAAAGATATCATCCTGTTTTCAAGTACACTAATTCTATTATTCACATTAACTTGATAATCATCTTGTCTTGAGCTAATTGCATTTTGTCTAGATTCTAGGTAGTAGACATTTTTCAAGTTCTGATCTTGCAATTCTTTTCTTAGAGCTTCCACGTTTGCCGTGCTATTGTTGTTATCCCACCTATCATATATTAGTAAACTTGCCAGCAGTAGGAATGTGGCGGAAGTTATTGTTTGTAGTATATTATTTATCACGATATCCCTTCCATCTCTCAATCATTTATATCAATGTCGAGGCATTGTCTCTGTTTGCATCTTGATAATAAGATCGAGTTTACTATTCATCTCATTGCGTAAGGCGTTTGTCTCGTTTTTAACATCAAGACGAATAGCGTCAATTTGTTTAGTAAGTCTATCTTCTAAAATTCTAGCATTTTCCACAGTAAAGCCAGAAGATTGGAGATGGTAAACTCTTTCCTCAATTTTTCCAATGGCAGCCCATTGCCAAGTCACAATCAAGAACAAAGCACCAACAGCCAGTTTCTCAAGTATGTTAATTAAACGACTATTTTCCTGCGGTTGTGCCATACAATTTCTCCATAGACTTCTTGTATTCTAATTGTTTTTGTAAAAGGAGTTTATGTTGAGCAAGACAAGATGTATTCACAACATACCCTTTAGCTAACGACCTGACTGTTTCCCCAGCTTCAATACCATCACAAGGACTTACCAGAAGACTCTGGGGCATTACTACCAGACGTTTTTTGTAAACTGTCGAAATGCGATTGGAGCAGCTTACTAACATCATCAGGCAGCTTACTGTCAAGACTAGCAACATCAGTCTTTTCATTCTCTTCCTCGACTACTTTCTTTGTTTGTGGGAATTGTTGCTTTGATGTAGATTTCATTGCGGATAGTTGATCTAACGCACTATCTGTCTTAGTCTCAACATCCGTCTTATCTTCTTGAAACCCTACAGAAATATCCTCAGCAATCTTACAAACCATCTCTTGTTTTTCTAGGGACTTTTCTAGGGATTTATTATCATCTAGAGCCACCTCTAGGGAAGCTAAAGCTTTCACCTTAGCCCCGTAGAAAGTGTAAGAAAGATAGCCAAACAATCCATTTAATGACAGAGAAACAAGGAGTGCTAAGAGCAGAGGTTTACTTGTCAAGAAGTTAAACATTTTCTTTGCATTCCTGTTTAATATCATCAAGACCCTGATCAACAATGCGACCAAGTAGACCAACCACACCAAAGGTAAGAGCAAGGCTAACCAAAAGAGGGAATGCAATGACATTTGAGATAACACCCAGTACAGCAAGACCGGAAATTGAAAGGGATACAAGAATATTTGCAATAATAGAGAGGCTTGAATAGGATTTGAGCAATCTGTTACGCCAATTACACGCAACTATACTTTTTTCCTTATTCATCAATAGAACTCCACGCTCACGCCAGTAGCCGCTAGCACTTTTCCAGCAGTTGTTCCATTTGCGGCGACAAGCCTTATCTGCAATACCGTTGCATTTAGGGGGATGCGATGATCTATTGCGATATATTCCCACGTGGCGTTATTCGGAATAACCTCTATAGGATTGCTAACACCATCCTGAATCTGGATTCTCTGGTCGTTGGCCGCTGATGTACCGTCCCCCTTAAACATCCCGCGCACACGAATCCTACGACCTGTGAGATGGGCAAGTTCTGCGGTAAGATCAATCTGTATTCCGCTTGTGCCGGTTGCGCTACTGGTAATGGTCGTGCCGGTCAGCGCCTCGGTCGGCAGATCGACAGTTCTCAGTACCGCACTACCACCGTTTCGGACAGCCCAACCAACTGGAGCAGACCCAGAGTAGTCCGCGAAATATGGGTTGTCGTTCTTCTGGACGGGGACGACCAGCGACGGCAGCCATGGACGAACAGGATTGCTAGCATCGGTGATAGACCAGTATGCACGCGCCCTATCGCTGAAGCGTTCGGTATAACCGGTAGCGATCCTAGCGCCGCGAACCTGAACATGGCTCTTAGTATTCTCGCGGAACGCCCCAAGCGATGCGGCTCCAGCGCCACGCATCTTCGGCGCGATGAAATTCACGCTGCGCGAGTCGCCCGTAATCTCAACGTCGTACTCGGACACGCTCGCACAGTTGTTGAGTGAGACATATCCGAACAGGTTGATGTCATCTCCTCCGGTAATCTCCAGACCGGCTCCTTCACATCCGTCAGTTTGCAGGCGGTACCAGTCAGAAGAGCTTCCAGTAATCTCAACACCACGGCCGCCAGAGGACCACACGTCAATGTTGTCGTAGCGACTAGCTCCACCTTTCTCCGCAATCCCTCGGAAATTACAGAAGCCAGCCCAGCAGTGGGTGAACACGCAGTCAACAGATGAATTGTCCCAGCCAACCGATGTGCGGCGGCTTGTAGCGTCATCACCGCCACGCACGAATACGCGCTCGAATCTAGCCTCCCGGTTGCCCGCCAGAATCTTCACGCCGCGATCAACTGCTCGGTACACGAGCACATCACGCACAAGCTGGCCGGGGCGCAGCACACCGGCTGCGTCATCTAGTACGATACCGCTGCCAGCCGTTTGTCCATCGCAGTTTAGCGCTAAACCCACAATGGCGGCTCCGTAGGCATTCGACGGAAACGTGATGGCGTCAGATGATCCGGTGTAGATCAGCTTTGCTCCAGGCCATCTTGCCCCTGTGGCAAATAGCATCACACCGTTCATCCGAGGTGCCATTCCGTTTAAGACAACAGCCTCTTTCATGGTCAGTCCGGTGAATGGAAAGTTTCGCCCAGGGTATAACCGCAGCTCACCGCCTCCAGCAGCAGACAGGGCGTCAATACCACCCTGAATGGCGGGAGTCCAATCCCAAGTAGCTGGATCGGTCGGATTAGGCTTGCTGACAACAAGGTCTGCAAACTCCCATATGCTGTGCGGAAATGTAGATAATACTTTACCTACCACCCTCTCTGAAATATCACCAAAATTCCTTTCCCACCCTACTAGACCAGAACCGGCAGCGGATGCAATATCAAATTTCAGTTGATCTGTGTAGGCTTGAGAATTCGCCTCTACAATGTCCAGCTCGGATTGCGTGGCAAAGAACGCGACATCCTCAAAAGCTGCACTACCAAGAGATGTTACAGTCAGCTCTATGGAAGCAAGTCGTGAATCTAACTGTGAGGGCGAGTCTATCAGGACAGCGCTAGTACCATTAAACTGGTAGGTATTTCCCGTCGATCGGTCTTTAAACTCAAACCACTTTGGTGTTACAGTAGAAAAATAGGTAGAACCTACTGCAAAGTACAGTCTGTTGTCAGTTGTTAGATAATGAGCTTGACCGTTAATTGCAGGTGGTAGTGACGCCACAACACTGTCAACATTGCGGTCAAACATAAAGGAGAACTTGAGTAGGTTATTATCCATCCCACTGTTCCACCCCCCTTCACCAAAGTTCCAACCGTACGAACTTTCAAGCCAAGGAGATTGTTGCTGTGCCATATATTAATCCTTATTATCTGGTGGTATTGGTCGTGATTCTTTACTTGGGAACTTTGGATTAGCAGGCCAATCTCTTAAGGATTTCCTGTAATCCCTCCATTGAGAGACCGAGCCTGTTGCTGAGGGGTCGGCGTCTTGCACTTTATATAGCTCAATATCCGAACGGGCTAGTTCATTATTCCGCCAAGAGCGTTCGCGAATAACCTTATCTACTAAGTCTAAATGCTTCTCTTGTAAAACCAACTGACCGTCTGCCCAGTGTATTTCCTTACCCTCGGCCTGACCCCTGATAAGTTCCCATCGAATCTTGTCAGATATTTTTATAGCGGTTGGCGGTATATTACTATTTATATCCGATTGATAAAAACCTTGTGTGACCGGATCATAATAAACTTCAAAAATCATATTAGTAACCTATTGCTACCCAAAAAGCGGAAGATGCTATCTCTGAGATGATATTGAAGCCACTAGTAGTAAACCCTGCTGTCCCTATAGAGGTTTTTTCTAAAGAAGATGCAGATGTATCTGCACGGTCAGTTGCCAACGCTATAAAAATAGCATTTGGAAATGTCACTGGTAGGCTCACCAATGTACCTGTACCAGCACTTGTTGCAGACTGCCCCCATTGGATTATCAATCCACCGGGCAACTTCTGGAATCCGGCGGAGGTCAAGGACTGATTGGCACCCTTAAATGCCTCTGCAAGACGTAGGGGCGTAATTAGTGTAGTATTACTAGTAAGTGCCTGTGCCTGTGCAGTAGAAGCAACTGTAGTCTTTGCATCAACTTCAGTTTTAGTGTAGGTTTGGGCTTGAGAATACACACTGAGGTTTGTTCTCGCCGCTGCTGCGTTGGTAAGGTCTGCAAGATTATCTGTTGCACCTAGGAAGGTTGTATCAGCTTCAGCTTTTGTGTAGAATGTACCAGCAGAAGCAAAAGCAACAATCCAGTAGGTGTTTGTTAGATCAGTTTCAGGATTCTGGTCAGTATTAGTCAAAATACACTGATAAATCGTACCGTTGGTTGGACCTTGTACATAACTCTTATTTGCTTGGTATTCAGTTGCATTATCCCACACAGGGATGCCGTGTTGGTTGAAGTGTGCGATTGCTTGGTCTTGCTTATTCTGGACATAGTTTTCCCATTGACGAGGTGGGATCTCAACTTGCCAGCCAGTTTGATACTTGGCATCCCCAGGGTTTAGAATATCTCCAGCAGATGCCCAAATAAGGCTAAGGTCTGAAGGCTTTTGAATCTGAGCCATTTATTTTACCTCTCCGATTTTCTTAGTTGCGCCTTTTAGGCATAATTCTTTTTCTTCAAGTCTTCTTTTAGTTAGTCCAGAAAGAATTTTCCCGCCTGCACGATTCCACCTTGGAAGTTCATTACAAGCACCAACTCTATCCCCAGCATTTACCTTTTTAAGTAGAGTTGATTTTGAGAAATTACCTGCACCAACATTGTAAACAAATGATAGATAGGCAGCCCTTTCTTCGTCGGAAATGGGGGTATGAATATACCCCATCATCTGCTTATCATGCTTTACAAGATCATCAGCTAGTTGTTGTAGGCATTGTTCTTCTGTAAACTTTTGACCTTTGTTCAACTCTTTACCTGTATGGCCAAAACAGTTTGTCAGAATACCAACAGGATCTAGATATGTTCCGAGAACAAGTCCTTCATGCTTTGCTACAAAAACACCGGATGTTGCTATAAAAGAAGATAACCCCAGAGCTAAGAGTTTATTTTTTATATTCTTCATAATAGTGTTGCGTACTTGCCGCCTCCTACAATTGCAAAATCAGAATCCCCATAGTTCAAACCATAACCCAGACCATAACCATAAGTACCGGTAAGATCCCCATAACCTTTAGCATTAGGAACGCCTTGGAATGCGAACACATTTTCAGCATCAAAATAACCGAAGTTAATTCTCACGCCGACAGTCTTAGGGATGAGTCTTGAGGGATAACCTTGAGCAAGAGATACATAATTCAGCAACACTTGTTCAAACTGAGTGAGTTCTCTACCAAACAGAACAGTAAAAGCTGCATCGCCTTCTGCAATAATTGCCGTTGCTGTAGTCCCAAAGATAAAGTTTACAAATGCAATAAATTCTTCTGGTGTTGATGCTGTGGTGTTCTTCAGAATCTTCGCTTTGATAAATAATTTATAAGTTTCATCGTCAAGAAGAATGTTACCACCAGTTGCTTGACCAAAGTCATACCACTGAGCACCAACAGATGCGTTGTTTACGTCGCCATATGAACCAGCATTTAGTGCGCCTTGAAAACCAAAGAAGTCAAACAAATCTGCTGAGATAAGTTCTCTCGGTTGACCGACAATCTCACCAATAATATCTAGTGTTGCACCTGTTGCAGTGTCAATACTTCTCTTTTGGAGAAGATCCTTAAACACTTGTTGGATCGCAAACTGTTGGTCAATTACAAGCTGAATATATCTGTCAAAGACTTCTTTATTTTTGAATGCTTCTGTAACACGGTCACGGGCTTCTGTTAGATAATCTGCTTCTGTAAGAGGAACGATATCAACCATGATTTATTCCTCTTAAATGTTCACTAGGATATTTACAGATTCAAAAGACCCTATAGCATTGAATGGGATAACGATATTAGATGTTCCGGCAGGGCTTGGAGAAGTTCCAATAAACAAACTATCTACTTGATGACCGGGAATAGAGTTGATTGGTGTATACAGACGAGAATAGATTATATCATCACCAACACCAAAATTACTCGCAGCATAATCAATGATTGCTTGTTTGATTTGATCTGCGCCATCACCGGGGAAGATATTGGTATCTTCTGGATTAACGGAAAGATTCATAGTGATATAAATTGTCACAGGATTTGGTCTTTCAAAACCAATTGTGTGAATAAATCCTTGACTGTCTGTAATATCAATCTCAGTGTTACCTTGACTACGAATACCTAGTGGTTTATTCTCCCAGATAGTTTCAGCAATCAATTGGCTACTGCCACCAAGAACAACCGGAAGGAAGCTATGAGGGAGGACTCCATTACTATCTGTTACATCTGTATCGTTTTCATATACAGCAACTTCTGTAACACCTTCTAGATTGTTCAGTGCTGAATACAAACTATCAAGAATGTTGGATGACCGCTCAAGCTTTGTATTACGGAAGCGTAGACGTAGTTCTTCGTCAGTTTCTCTTAGTCTGCCGGTAGAAGCTGCTAACGGGTTTGTAACGCTATCCCAACCAAGCACAGGAGTGACAATGGTGTTGATTGTATTAGCTTCTTGCTCAATAACACCAACCACCGAAGCTTGTAGATTACCAATCTTCTTCACTTTGGCGATGTTTAGGTTGGCTGTTACAGAGAAATTGCTTGTCTGGAATACGTCAGCTTTGTCTACAACAAGAGTTGTACCAACTACAGAAGCAGACAGTAGTGGGTGTGCTGAATCAATAATAGCTTTTAATCCATTAAGAATTTCAAGATTTGTTGCATCCGCGTCTGAAGTGTATGTTACTGTGTTGCTTGTAGAGCTACTTGTTGAGTAGGTAATGGAATAAGCAGTGTTGTTTGTAACAGAAAGGATAGTAACTGTAACACCAGAAGCAGCAGATGGAGAAAGAGCTACGCTATCCACTGTTGTAAATTGATTATTGCTAATAGATGCTTTAACAGTGTTACCTGAAGGAATCAGAATGCCGTTGTCACCAGCAAATAGTGCCACTGCTGTAGTGAATGATTCACCAAAACGTGATATACCGCCGTAAGCAACAATGTTATCAAGGGCAATACCTGTTGCGGAGTTTGGATCAAATGCACTATAAAGCATTTGAGCCACTTCCCAAAGATCAGCATCACCAGCAGCATCTAGAGCAATAATCCTACCAAGAGCTGAGCTATCTGATGTGTCTACGACATCACCCGGCTGCACAAGGTCTTGAAAAAGCTCTACAGCTTTTTGTCTTTGTTCGTTTAAAATGTCTTGTAAACGTTTGAGGGTAAAGCCCTCGTTACTGAGGCCGAAATTCGCCATCCACAACCTCTCTTAACTTGTTGGAGTAATTGTAATTACATCTGTAGTTTCACCTGTGCTCACTTTGACACGAAATGAAGCTGAATATTGTCTGTTTTGTAGAGTGGAAGTGAAAGATACAATTTCCTTCACACCACGCTCTGCTAGAATTTCTTGTTGAAGAATACTATCAACTCTACTTTTTGGAACCTTTCTACCGATAATATCGAAATATGGAACACCGTATTCAGTATCAAGGAACCATTCTGTCTCCCATGTTCTCAGTCTAATAACTAGTCTCTGAGCCACCACTTGGGTGAATGGTTGAGTTGTGTATTCTTGAGTTAAAGTGCCGTTGTGGAAAACTAAGTCTCCACTTGAATCCATCAGTAAGTCCACAATGACTCCTTTTAATTAGTAGGTCCACCAGAAGTACCAGCTCCCGGATCAACGCCAACATGCTTGTGTGTTCCAAAATCAATACCGTTAAATGTCATAGTGCCTACGGCGGTGTAGCTCCCTTGGTGTGTGATATTCCCAAAGAAATAAATATCTGGGGCATCAACAGAAACACTTTCATTGGCATTAATATTGGATGTTTGACAATTTACAGTAACATCTTTAGTAGGGGCATTTATCTCAATGTCACCATTAGCCGTCAGGCGAATTTCAACTTCATTGCCAGAGCCAATGTTATTGACAACCACGGTGTCAGTTGTACTATGAGCCAACACCCTCTTTGCTGGATCATTTACAGCTACAGATAGAGGTTGAATACCGGGAATAAAGATAGCGTCACTCTTATCCATCTTGGCATTGTTCAAAGGACTTGCCGGCCTACCATTACCAGCTTTCCACGCACCCATATCCCTCATTGAGAATACAGCCATGCCTGTATCACCAACTTCAATTGGGAATGTAATACCTGCTGTTTTAGACACAGGGAATGAGATTGGAACACCGAGGATAACTGGACGTTCTAGAACACTACCATCTTTTAATTTCTGATTGATTGATGGTTGAATATCCACTGTAGATGTGGTTAGATTTACACCAACAACAATGCATGGGATGCTAGTGTAAACGTTGTTAATTTGGGATTGAAAAGATGCACCAAGTAATTCTTGTAAGGATGCTTCCCTAGCCATTATTCACCACCTTCTCAATCATTGACCCTTGTACTTCCGTATACCACGGTGTATCTCTCCAACCACCCCAATGCCTGAGTGAATCAACTTTAATCCAACCTTTAATTAAGGTGTCGTCCAGTTTGATAATAGATCCGGCAACAATATCCGGATTCAACATCATTTTGAATTGGATACTGGGTTTCTTGACTTTATCTTTTTCAGATCGCCTGACATCACCTGAAGTTCTGTAAGCGTTGTCAACCAACCCTGTATACTTTGACACTACATAAGCTAATTCAAACTTTTCAGAGTTACCACGGTCAGAGTCATGAACATACAGTGTATCGTCATCAATCTGCCAGTCAACGCTATACTTCTCTGACAATTCGTCAAGCATTTCACGCTTTGTTCCAGACAGGGGATAACCATTGATGATCGGACTTTCAAGATTTACACTATTAAAAACAGTTCTACTAACACCAATCTGTTTAGCCAGCTCTTCAAAAGCATCTCTAGCTTTACCCGGAGGAAGTGTCTTTGAAATTAGCTCGTGATTACATTAGTGTTCAGGGAGGGTCGTTACGCCTCCCCCGCTTTATTCAAGCTGCTGCATGTCTCCATGCAGATCAGACTATATCTTCATCCTCAGTTCGAGGAGATTCCCATTTCCACCCACTTGGGTGTACGTCTTTCGACTAGTCGTTGAACTTATATCTTGGTTAAAAGTACTCAGAAGATATACTTTTAAACCTAATCTTATATCTAATCTTCTTAACCATGATTGTAGTAATTGCTTTATTATTAGCCATATCGGCAATGGCACTATCACTAAACCCGTTAATAATTTGTTCACAAACCCATCTTACTGTTTGTTCAGATAGATTATATTTTTTATTGGTTGGTATGTCATATAGACTTCTAATATCCTTATAAACATCACCACACCTAATTTTTAAAACTGTTGATCTAGGAATTTCAAATTTAACAGCAACATCTTTAGTTGTCCAACCATCCATAAGTAACTGACAAATACTATGGGCTTGGGCCTCGGTCAATGAGGCATTTTGCATTTTGTAACTTGAATTCTTTAGCTCTGTGGAAATGGCATGTTGTTGATTTTGAGATGGAGTGCACCATTCAAGATTATCTACATGGTTGTTTAGCTTGTTTCCGTCTTTATGGTTTACCTGAATTTTATTTTCAGGGTCATCGTTGACTAACCAAGCCATCGCAACCACTCGATGCACCCTCTGTTGCTTGCTCTTTCCATTTATAGTAAAATTTACTGAATAATATGGAGGAATTCCACAAAGAAATTGAGAAATAATTTTCCCCGTTTTCACATTTAAAACTTCACCATCTTCCGTTACAGCGTAGTTTGGAAAGTCCGGTAAAATTTTGTATAGTTTTTCAAATTTTATTACTTCAGATTCAGACATAAGATTTCCTCTACTGGTATTCAAGGACAAGATTTTTAGCTGCCGATTGTCCCTATTGTTGACGTTTTTACCACACCGTAACCATTACATTACGTGAGTATATTATATCACTATAATATCTCGGTAGTCAACACCTAGCAGGAGTTTCCGGCAATTAGAGAATTTTCGATTAACATTACTGTTAAAAGAGCCTAAATTTTAAGCTTTGTATAAGCACTTCCGATAGTCAACTGCGTGATTCTGTCCGTGCCGTTCTTTCTGGTAGAAACATCAGTTACTTGCCCAGAAATAAGTTGCTTCAATCCAATAGCACGATAACCCGCGCTCAAAGAAGCAAAGGGATAATCTACGTCAATCAGCTTTAAGCTTTCATCACTGAGATTCACGATTTCGATTGTGGCTGAATTGGTGCGGTCTTTGTTACTGCTAGATTTACTAACATCAAAACTGATTTGAAGATTGTTCGTAATGAGCAGACCGTTCCCTGTAGACGTGTCACCAACCTTCAGTTCGTAAATTCTATCCTTTTGTACTAAGTCTACCATTAAATCACTCTCCTAAAATATAAACAAGATCATAGTATTGGTGAATGCTGTCTGGGTAAGTTTTATAAGGTTCGCTTACAAGAGTTGCTTTCTTCAACAACCAGAAGTATCCAGAAAGATTTGGAAGATTGTAATCAAGAAAGATTGGATACTCAGGAATAAGAGCTTGCCCCAAAACAATAGGTTCTCTGTCTGAATTGTAAAGACTTATGAAATATAACTGAGCACGTTCATTATAAACAAACTCAATGATATATGAGTTACCTTCCAGAGAGATTGACAGCTCGTAGAACGGATCAGGAGACAATGGAATATCAACGTATTGTGTCATTGATTAATCTCCTGTACAGTAGTTCTCTGGGGGTCTAGATCTTGGATTGTATTCTTCTTTGCTTGAGGATCTGCGTTATTGGGATCTGTTGTGTCTTTAACAGAGCTGTCACACTTGCAGACATTCTTCTTTCCAGCGGCTTTCTTATTCAAAGAAGAAACAACCCGTTTAGGAATCTCAACTTTCTGTAAAGAAACAAATTCAACTTGTTCGAAAGTAATATCACAGTAAAGACCTTGACCTGTGTTTACATCTTCCCTAAAAACTACGTTAGTTACAACTAGCTTTTCGGTGGGGAATTCAGGCCATGCTCTGACAATAGAAGTTCCGTTCTGACCGCCATATTCGTATATAGTTACAGTGTTTACAATGCTGTCAAACTGCTTAGTTGTTTCGTTGTAAGTCTTACCGCTGTAGATGAGTCGAATCAGTGCGTCTTTTACAGATTCAACAATCTGTTGCCCAGCATCTCTACTTGAATCACTTTCTACGGACGGGAGATTATCTGGAATGAATTGACCAAGACTGTTAGGAATAAACCTGTTCAGAACACTCAAATCCGTGGACTGTACATTCACACTAGCAGGCGCAACTCTGACGTTTAGGGGTGTAGATTGATCTACGGGATCAGCAATTAGCCAAGAATTAACTGACAAATCAATACTAGAAATTACACCTGACAGCGTGAACTTAGGGTTATCCCTGATGAAGTGGTCAGAGATATTCCCACCGCCATCTACAGGGTGACTTGTGACTTTGCCAGAGTAGTTTTGTTGCCAGTTGGTAACAGCATCGAAGTAGATGAATCCAGCATTCTCGGGAGACTCGTCACCCCATTTCAAACTGAAAGACATTGAGCCTCCTTATTTTTCTGTGAAGAATTGTAGAGCTTCTTTAATCTTGGTTGCGATGACATTACCAGTAGCTTCTGCATCAACCTCCCTACCCGGAACAGCCTGTACAGTAACATTAATCTCAGTAGGGGCAAGACCTGTTCCTTGGTCTGGGGTGTAATTAGAATCCATTGCAGCTCTGAAAGAATGTTGTGCATCTAGATCAAAACCTTTTGGGTTCATGTAATAGACAGATGTGGGATCATTTACAGCAATGTTGCGAGCCTTGTCATATTGCCTCTGATAATCAAAACCAGCACCAGCCCTAGTAAAGACTTCCATTAGCCCTTCAGCCCTTGGAAGATTTTGTAGGCCAGTAAGCGCACCGACTGCCATTTGCATAGGATTAACATTGCCAGCATTCTGCATTGCAGGGGTTGGTTTGCCTTCTGCAATCGCTTTTACTGTTTCAGCATCAGCACCCATCATACTGGCAAACATAGCATCACTAAATCTGCTAGCTGCGTCTAAATCACCTTTAATCGCAGAATTGATAATCTTAAATGAATAGAGAAGGACATCTTTAATTGTTACGATAAAACCTAAGAAATCATCCCCAAATGTTTCAAAAATGAGCTTCCATCCATCCAACGCAATGCCTAGAGTCTCTTTAATGGCGCCAGCAAGTTCTTTTAATCCTTCATAGAAATCTTTAGCAATTTGAACGTTAGCCTCACCCATCATATCTGCAACCCAACTATCTCTCCCTTCAAAAGCTCTTTTAAAGGATTGTGGAAGTTGGAATACAAATGCAGCATACTTACTCATTTCATCAAAAGCACGAGCCATACCTTCAATAAGAGGCTGACCTTCTTTCAATGCAACAGTCATTGATCTGAATAGTCTAGCAAAACCACTACTACCACCAGCTTCAGTGAAAGCTCTGAGCTGTCTTGTCTGTTCATTCTGGAAACGCATCTGCTCTGCTGTGAGGCTAGTTCTAGCAGCCTCCAAACCACCGGCAGCCCTTTCTGACATAAGTCTAGCAACAATTGGTAGAATGTCTGCCGACTTAACTTGGCCTTTTTGCATGGCGTCAATAAGTGCAGCAGAGGCTTCTTGACCAGTGAGACTACCACCTGTTTGAATTTGATACGCTTCAGCGAAGATTTGACGAGATTCACCAAAACCTTTTGCCTCTGACAGCTGGTTTTTCAATTCCTCGGTCATCACTTGACCTTTAGCTGCCATCTGCTGAATTGCATACATGGCACGCTTCATACTAACGGCATCAGCACCACGAGTACGGCCAAATTCTGTTAATGACTGGAATACACCTTTAGATTGGTCATAGCCCATCAAAGGCATACCGGAAGCCATGAATGAACTGAAGATTGGCATTGTTTCCATGTAGTTAAAACCTACATAGTCTGCCTGTTGTTCTAGCCATTTTTGAGCTTCTTGTGCTCTGTCTCCAAAGATACTACCTGCTGCAATCTCAGTTGATTGTAGCTCTTGAATATTCTGGTTTAACGTGGTAAGACCATACACACCACCAACGAAAGGGAGGCTTGCTGCACCATAACGAGCAAAAGCTCCTGCTGCTCCACCAGCGTGAAGGTAGTTGGCCCTAGAGTAACTTGCTTCAGCTCTTGTTGGTCTTGTTTGTTGAGCAGGGGCAACTTGTGGATTAACAGTTGGTTGCGTGGCAGGAGTGGTTTGACGCATCCTACCATTTGCCAATCTGTTAGCTCTGGTTAGTGCAGCCTGTAGTGCTCTGTCATTTACTGCGAATCTGCTTACTTCAAATACTGTATTCTTGCTAATCCAGTCGAGAGTGTTGCCTACAGCAGCTCTCATTTTATTCTTATCAATATCCACCTTATCAACTTTCAAAGTGATGTTAAGGTGTTTATCAATATTCTTACCAAAAGCTCTTAGCTTCTTTTCGATATTAGATAACGTGCGGTCAATATTAGCAAGTTCACTCTTATCTACTTTGAACCCTAACGTAGCAAAATAGCGCGTGACGGCTCCACCTGCTGCCATAAATATACCTCTTTATTTTTGTTTTGATTCAGCAAGCATTTTATCGTGAGCTGCTTTCTTTAATGCATCATATACATCCAATACTTCTAACATATCGTAAAGCTGTTTCAATGAACACCTGTCAACATCTTTAACAAAAGAAATTGAACCGAGTTCATGTGTGGCTACACGATACACTTCCCATCTTTGGGAGAATTCTTCTTGAAGTTTTCTTTCAAGCGGTGAGAGTTGCGAAGACCCTGAAGAACTTACTCCTCGGAATCTTCGCCTTGAGTAAAAAGGTCTTCAAAGTTGAACTTTAGAATTTCCTGATAAAGTTCAGAAATAAGACGGAATTTACGAGCAAAGACAATATCGAATCGCTTACCATCAATCAGCTTGTTATCTTTATATACTGACTTGCAGATTACTTCTTTCATAATCTTCAAATCAGGCTTGCCGCTCTCAATAGCAACTTGGTATTTCTCCATAAACTCAAGAGCGTAAGTTGCAGGTAGAGCCTCAATCATATATTCTTCACCGTTCAGTTCAACAGTGGTTTGTGGCAGAGCAATCTCTGCTAGATTTAGCTTAGTAGCCATAATTATTTATACCTCGGAAAGAAAAGAAGAAAATTAAAAGATGTTTCTTACAACATTTAGTGCCGCATTAAAAAGATTCGTTTCTGGATAACTATTACCGCCAACAACATATGATTTAGTGGTTTGACAATAAATTGTCCAAGTGCGGTATTCAAAGTTACCAGAATAAGTTGTCTCAGGATAGGAAGTGATGTATGCTTCATCTGATGAGAACACACTATTACCACTATTATCCTTGAGCATAATATCAAGTCGACCAGTGTCAGTTTCAATATCTTGCCTGTGCACTTCAGAGAGCACATCGTTACTTGGGGAAGTTTGCAGGATATTTACAGTGATGGTAGCTGAAGTGTCACCTGAAGGAACACGAGTATGTTTACCACGAATACCCTTGACAGTGATGAAACTTGGGGATGTTCTAGTGATAGTGATACTATCCCAACCAGCAATTTGATAACCACCGAATGACAAAGATACATCCTTTGGACTATAGGTATTTACCGTGAAAGAATTAGCCATTTTACAAAATCCCTTCAATTGCTGGCAGAGATGAAATTGCTAGATTGGTAATATCTTCTAGGAGCTTACTCGGCTCCATGTTACCGCCAACATTGGTTGTTGCTTGGCTGCTTCTTAGTACCCAAATTCTGCTATCAATTCCATTGCTCTTGGAGATGGTTGGTATACCTTCAATCCAAGTTGTTGTGGAAAAGAATAAATCACTTCCACTGAAATCTTTAATTAGTAGATGGAATTTACCCCTTTGGGTGATTTCATCAAGTTGCCAAAGCTTAGTTAGTACATCATTTGAATTACTACCACAATGGAGTGTGAGGGTGATTGTATAGGTTTGATCGTTGTTGTACATTCTTGCTACAGTTCCATCTGCTGTTCTTGCAGCAGAGAAAGGGACAACATCTTTAGTAACATCAACGAACGTGCCATCAACAAACCCTGTTACGTTTACAAGCCCTGCGATAAGGACGTTTACAGATTCGGGATTATATGTAAATAAACTCAAGGGAATCCTCCTTAAAGAGAGGAGGGGTATTTTGTACACCCCTCTTTCCCTTAAACATTACGCGCGCCAAGAATCTTCAATAGTAATTGCGCCGGTAGCTTCAATTGCTTGAATTTCTGCTTCACCAAGTACGGTATTACCGCCGATCCGAGCTTCACCATTGAACATGAAGATTGCCCAATCAAGACTATCAACTTCGGTGGAGAATGATTTTGTTGGTGGAGCTTGGATACAGCACTGGTCAGAAAAGATTAGTGTTTGACCAGAAAGATCCTTAATGGTCATACTGAAAATCCACTGATTACTGTCAGCATCAGCATCGGCCTGTTGTAGACTTTGCAGTACAAGATTCGACGATGCAAGACTGTGCAGAGTCAGGGTGACATTCATAGAATGGTTACGACGCTTCACCCTACCCCCCGTTAGGTCGCTTCCAATGTACGGAGTTGACGAAGGTACAAGTCTCTCGGCAGATAGGAAAGTCCCGTCCGCAAAGCCTGTGACTTGGTGTACGAAATTACCTTTTGCAATTGTTACAACCACTGACTCGGGGCTGTAGTTGCCAATAAAACTAGAACTAGCCACTATTTAATTCCTCTTTAATAAATTTGAAGTCTGGATGACATTCTTTAATTCTATTTGTAATAATATATTTTGAATAACCAGTAGCAGATGTTGCTTCTTTTATGCAACCATAAACTACACCTTCTACATAAACAGGTTTTGCACTTGGATGGTTACTATCATGTATGGGTGATTTCTTTCCTTTATTATGAGGAATTCTTTTATTAGGCTCAGCATTCACTAAACCCTTCCTAATTCTGGCTCTGAGTGTAGATTCTGGCCTATTTAGTTTCTCAATGGCCGTTTCTAGATCAGGGAACCAAAATCCTCCAACATAACATGACTTATATTTGTTAGCATTGAGAACTTTACATCTAATATTGTTTCTTTCTACTTTCCTGCAAACATCTCCAAGAGTGCCAGATCTTTGCCTATTCTTATAGACTGCAACAGTTATGTTTAGCTTTTTAACTGCCGTCCTTCTATTAGGAAACCAAAACCCAGAAACAAAAACAGGAACATCTCTCGGAGTATCAGTTACAGTGTAACCACGACCACTCTCACCACCCGGTTTAATGTTATATACAAATTTCTTTTCTGTAGTTCGGTAAGCAGAGATAGCTTTCACTTCTAGGTCAAGAATATAGTCTTTATTTCCAATACAGATTACTTCAAAATCAAAATTCTCCAAACCATATTTTCGCATGGCTTGGTATAAAATATTGATAGTTTTACCATTAAACTTTCTTTCAAAGTTCCAATGCTGGCGCTTTCTGGCTTTTGGATTTTTAGTTATTCCAATATACAACTTACCATTCACATTATTGGTAATCTTATACAAGTAGTAGGGTGTTTCCTTGATCTCTGACATTTACTCCTCCAAGTAATAAATAAGAAACTATATCTTACCATTACAAGGAGGAGAAAGTCAATAGATTTATACCGACAAAAACCCTTCGATTACAATGCGACGGATCGAACCGGCAAGACGAGCACGGAATACGAAAGTACCTGCTGTACGCTGAGCGCGAAGGTTAGCTGGAATGTCTAGAACATTCGGAGTTTGTACTGACCAACCACGATCAAATGCACCGTTGGCTTCACCTTGTGCCAGAACAGAACGAATCTCATTTTCTACAATGACAAGCCCTGCCTGAGTCATCGGGATCTTCAGGCTATTGATTAGACGGAAGAAAATAGATTCTTGTAGACGAGCATAAGTCCAGTCTACAATAATTTGCTCGTCAATTGGGCGACCATCTGCCATATTACCATCTTGGAAGATATCGACGCCAGCAACAGTGGTGAACATATTGCAGTTTTTACCGCGCAGGAAGGCACGCTGAGAGTCAGTAAGACCACTCACCGTAACACCAGTGCCACGTTTGAAGTCCCAATCGTTGCTGCCCGGAGTGTAGGCAAGTTGGCTACCAATCCAAGCTGCTTCAGGATACTGAGTATCTGCGGTAGGCAGATATACAACGAATGTACGACCGTAGTTCTGAGCATCAAGAACATATGCAATATCAGTAGTACCAGAAGTAGGCACAGTTGCGTCTTGAGTGGATGTACCATAGATCTTACGACGAGATTGAATCGCAGCAGCAAGAGCTTCTACATCAGCTTGTACATGAGTTTCGGCAACAAGAGCATACCAAGTGTCATTTACATTGGTTACAGCATCAAGAGCTTCAACCCAAGTTTCAGTTGGAGCAACATGAGCAAGGGTGACGTTAGCGGAGCTGGTAATACTCCAAGCAGTGCCTGGGGTAGTCACAGCAACAGAGAAAGTACCATCAAGGTTGTCAGTAAAAGTGATTCCAGCGATAGGTGCAGCATCGAATGCAGCTTTCAGGCCAGCGACGATTTCAGTAGCAAGTGCAGTACCGTCAGAAGTAAAACTGAAAGCGGTGTCGTTGATTGTTACAGCGTATGCAGTGTTGTTAGAAACAGTTGCAATGCTGCCATCAACTTCATCTACTTGGCGACGACCAATTACAATGGATGGAACGCGAGCACCTGATTGACCAAAAATCTTCTGAGCAATAACATATGCTTTGTCGGTAGAATCGAAATCATCAGCAACGGCATCAATATCGGTGTATACACGATAACGCTCAGAGAAATTAGTGTGCTGTGAAAGAATTAGGGGGATTTGGAAAGATGCAACTGAAACTGGAGTTGTCTCTCGGGTGATTTGAATAGAAATAATTGAGTCAAGTTCTGACATTTATACATCCTCTTTAATGTATGTATATGAATAATTAATAGTATCTTTCTTTCTATCATATCTCCCTTTTAGGGTCGTGATAGGAATATCAAGATCCTGTGAAGCATCTTTCAGTGTTGTGTAAGGTTTACCATGCACCAGATATTTTCTTGCAATATTAAAATTTTGAATTTCATCGGATTGTTCAAAACGACGATTTCTTATATCTTTCTTTATTGCCTCTGAGTTCATGTTGTACACTTCACATGCTTTGTTTATACCAGAAAACCAAAATCCTTTATAATAAATCGGTACAGAGGTTATTGTATTTCTGTTAGGTAGCTCTACTCTGGTTTGAATAAAAGTTTCACCAAGAAACCCCATGTCGCGTCTGTATCGAAATTTTGAGTTAGTCCAGTTCAACGTAAGTAAAGCAGTTCTCTTATTAGGAAACCAAAACCCAGAAACATACACTGACTTATCATCTTTTCTTGAACTGACCTTTCCTCGTCGTGGAAGGCTTCCGCCATAACCACCAGAGGCAATGTTGTAACCGTGGCCTGTGACGGCATTTGAGTTATAGACTTCAATGGCCTTTTGTTCCAACGAGCATATATACTCTTTAGTGCCAATACATAAAACTTCAAATTCAAAATTCTCTTTCCCGTACTTTTTAACTGCCTTAGCAACAAGATTTTTAACAGAGAGTTTTGTCATATGTTGTCTATGCCGGAGTTTTGGATTTTTAGTAACCCCAATATAAACTTTATTATTCACTTTATTTGTTATTTTATAGAGATAAAATGTAGCTTCTTTATCTTGCATTTATACCTCTTATAATTTTAAGGAATAACTGTATAAGCACCGTCAGAGTCATAGCTAACAGTACCATTAAATGTTTGTTCGCCATCAAAAGATGGTTCCCAAATAATATCTAGTTGACTATTGGTTGCACTTACCAGTTGAGCATTCGTACCAAAAGGAGGAATAACATCATTGTATTGAGACTCAATAATCACATTCTCAACAACATCAACCAACTGAGTAGTACCAACAATATAGTTGACTGTCAGCGTAATATTGAAAGAATCAACCCACTGTGTATCTCTTTTTTGTGGATTACTTCTAATCTGTGTTTTACGCATAAACCCGAGATTATTCTTTTTAATTTCTTCAAGAACAACTGGATTATTATTTATATTCTGTACAAAACTATGAATAGCATCACCAGACAAACTACCAAAGAAACTAATTTGAATATCAGCTTCATATACAACACCAAAAGATAGTTCTTCTGTGGTGCTGGTTAGCGTGGAGTTTTGACTATGCCCAACTTGCCTTGTGGATAGAACGTATATTGCTGAATAGCTTTCTGCTGGTTCAGGGCCACTTTGATGGGTGAAAATGCAAGGCATTGTTGGAAAGTCAACAGACAATGCTTTCAGAACAACATTCCTAATACCTGTTCGGAGAGTGGAGTATAGATTCATTTTCTCTCCTTAGTTTGGTGTAACACTTATACGACTGGCATATGCGCAGTGATGGTTCAGAATCCCCATCGCATAGTTTTTCACTTTCATAATACGATAGCGATAACCCTGCCAGACAAATTCATCTGCGTCGTGACCAGAAGCTCCTTCTTGTAGAGTGAGCAGATCTTCAGCACAATAGAGTTTATACCATTCCTTAGTACGTTCTGATTCTGGCATTAGCATAATTTCAGAAGGTTTTAGTGGTTGAATGTTCACATTCCTAGTGACTTGAGTTTCTGTGCCGGGAACATAAATACCATCAACATAAGAACCTTGTGTTTTGCGATAGATGGTGATTGGAACTGTTTTAGTCAGGAGGAAGTTTGGTACTAGCATTAATCCTCCTTACTTCCAGATTTAGCAACCATCCAGCTTACCGAATTCAACATCGTCTCTGTATCAATAAGTGGGTTGTTAAACCCTTTGAGTTCAATTGTAAGCGGTGCGTTAGGTGGGGTTGTCCATCTTTCAATAGTCTCTTGGAGGTCTTCTCTAAAAACAGGTCCAAGAATTTGATACTGAGCTGAATATGTACTCGAACCCTCATAGATACTTTTAACAGCATCATTTAAATAAGATTTGTACATATTTGTTTTAAGCGTGTCAGCCCAATCTTTCATAAATGCACGAGGAGGGGCTTTCTCTGTACCTTCATTGTTCCATTTAGCTACTTGCGCAACCGGCAGATTGTCGTTCTCGGGGCCGTACCTGCTTCCCTCAAAGAAACCAATCCTCAGCTCAACATCATCTTTTATAAGGTTCTTTTTTAGCTTATTCCAAACAGATTTATCAACTTCTAGTTTCATCTCTCCTCCTAGCAATTACAAGGAACAGAGAATGGATCGTTGTAGAAGCTTCCTGTTTCATCACAAAGACGAATTTGAGTTAATGGACTACGAACGTTATCAGGGTTGTTGTCATTAGCTTTCATATCAGACCAGCTAATCCCTGAAGCATATGGCATCAAACCATTCGGCAGAGTATTAGCTGAAGCATCTTTAATGAAGTTATCAAGAGCTTTGAGATATGCTGTGGAGACATTATTCCACACGTCTATGTCACCTACCCTTTCGCGTGATGATACTCCAGATAATTGTAATGAAAGAGCAACTGCTGCCATTCTTGCAGCATAAATTACGTTACCACCATTATAGTCCAAGAACCATTGAATCTCTTCATCGGTCATAAAACTATTGAATGGTGAGTTAGGCCCAATACCAATTAGCAACCTAACCTTATCAACATCTGTTAAAGCCATAGGGACTCCTTATGTAAAAATAAGGAGGAGAGGGAATTGTCCCTCCCCCTCCCTACGAATCAATCATTAACCAGTGTAACCACGTACAACAACTTGTGGACGACGGATAATGTTGATGAAGTTGGATTCAGACTGGAGCTGAATCTCGGTGTCGGTTTGATTACGGAACTCAAACATGTAGGCTTCCATACCGAGGGTGTTCACAGTGTCGAAACGGTTGGCTGGGCCAAAGTAGGTTTTGAACACATCGAAAGTACCCAGCGGGAAGAAGTAGGCATCGTTAGCAGGAACCAGAGGGCTGCCAGCAACAGTAGCGCGATACTCCATGAAGCGAACACCACCAAACACGAACTCACGATCAAGACCAGTGCCCAGACGGTTACGCAGAGGCTCTTGAGTGGAGGTGTAATACTGATAAGCAGTTTTTACAGTCGGATGGGTAATTAGACGGTTGAAGAAGCCCGGAGAACACAGAGCAACGATTTCAGTGGCAACATCACCAGTGAACAGGTTGTCTTGAATGTGGGCAACAACTTCTTCAATCTTCAGCTGCACTTCAGTAGTGCCGGTATCCATGTCGAAGTCAACTTCTTTACGGGAGACGCTGAAGTCGGTGTAGAAGTTACCAGCGACAGTGCCGTTAGGAGCATAGATGTCGCCAGTGGTCAGAGCCTTCATACGAGCAACTTCCAGAGTTTGTGCATGGGAACGACGAATACGCTCCAGTTTACGAGCACGAACTTGGTCTAGAACTTCTGGTACACCAGCACCGCTACCACCATAAGCACTCTTACCTTGAATGTCTTCAGGTTTGATTGCATCGTCTAGCGGGAAGTGGGGGATTGCGTATGCACGGAGCAGGCGGGTATAATCTTTGGAGACGTTGTTACGCTCACCACGAACTTTGTCACCGATCAGACCTAGAGACTGGTTGATTTGCTCGAAAGTAACAGTGTGGGTAGCAACAGATTCAACGTCGAACAGACCCATTTGTTGAACTTTACCGTAGATGTTAGGAACAACAAGTAGCTCTTGAGTCCAATCCTGAATTTCAAAAGGATTGCTGAGAGAACGAATGATAGCCATAGTCAAATATTTCCTTTAGTTATTATTGTTAATTATCTTATACAGTGGTGAGGACGTTGATGCCTTTGGCTTCAAGAGCAGCGTAGACAGCAGCTTTCTCAGCATCTTGGTCATAGGTGGCATCCAGAACCAGAGCGTCTTGGCTAACTTCGGCTGGACCTTTAACTAGAACAAGAACTTGAGTGTCAGTGGCAGCAGCGATGGTATAATCACCGAGAACAACAGCATCAGCAATTTCACTACCATCAATAGCGGTTTGAACGGCAATCTTGTACTTACCATCGGCAGTTACTTTACCGAGGACAGTGCCTACTGCGTAGGTTGCTTCAGCAGCTTCGTTCACAGTGACAACTTTACGGCAGTAACCAGTTTCAGGCCACAGTTCATGCTTGACAAGATTAGAAAGACGAGCGGTATCTTGAGCAACGATAGTCATATTTTAATTCTCCAGATTTTATTATTGTTGTGCGTATTTGGCTTTTAGGATGGCAGCAGTGCCATTAACTTCTTCGTGTTCAACGTCAGAGTTTTTGCTCTTTTGAACAAACAGGTCGGAATCTTCCAGCTTTTCTTCTTTAGCTTTCAGACTCTTAATTACAACATCAAATGCGTCTTGTGAAAGAGCTTCAAGCGATTTGAAAAGTTCTTCTGCTTTAGCTTCATCTTTCTCAACAGAAGCAATAGCATCTTTGCGTGCTTTCTCAACAGCTTCTTTTTCAGCTTGCTCATATTCAGCAACTTTAGCTTGAGCCTTCTCTAGTTTTTCAGTAAGATCAGCTACTTGTGCTTTCAGCAGAGTTTCTACCTCAGCTACAGCTTTTTGGATTTCTTCTTGCAAGATAATTTCCTCATTATGTTTATGTTCAAACATCTTTTGCAGATGCTCAACTGTGGTAGAAGACTCTACGCACGATTTCATCAGGGAGTAGACACCCTCTTCCAGCTTGTCCTCAGCATCTTCCGACAGCAGCATCTTGCCTTCTTGCGGAACATAGACAATGTTACTTGTAGCTGGAGTAGCCAAATCTTCCAGTTCAACAGAACCATCTGGATTCGACGTGTAGTTGACGATGTAGAGTCCTTTCTCATTGCAGAACACAACAACTTCATCGTTGAAGTCTTCTACATAAATCCATTCTTTATCATCGCCAAACTTCTCTTTCACTGCCTCTTGCATAGCATTACGCATCTGACTATAGAATGCAGCTTTATTAATCTCAGAAGAATCTTTAATACCAAGATTTTCAAGAGCTTTAATAACTTGTTGTTTTACTTCATCACTCAGTTCGTCTACTGACTTCATTAGCAGAGATACATGACGGTTGTTTGCGCTAAAGCCTTGAGCGGCGTGAGTGATAGCGAGATGTGGAGAACTCTCTTGTTCTCCAGATGTTTTAATTACTAGAGTCATCAGAGTCTCCATCAAAAGTTACATTGGTAATTTCACCTGTTTCGTGATTAACATTACCCCGAGCACCAATACTCACACCACCAACCACCCCAGCCTTCTTCAGAGTCCAGAGGTCATTGTCATGATATTTGAGTTTACAAATCCAAGTACCGGCTTTGATCTTTTCACCTGTAGCTTCAACAACTACATCAAGTTCTTTCTGAATCCAAGAATCTTCAATGGTGAATGCTTTGGTATTTTCTAGGTGGAATAGGTTTGGTTGAACAACACCTTTCTTCAGATTCTCGTTGAAATTCTCACAAGCTTTCTGTAGAGTGGTATCACTCATCCATTGACCATGAGCATCTTTAATGAATGGTTCATATACGACTTCATATGACACCATCTCTTCTGATGTTTTAATTACTTCGGTAGGAATCTCTTCTTTTTCTGTACTCCCGAAATATTTAATAATAACAGAATTAATTTTTTCTGTCAATATTTCTGAAATACTTTTTGATTTATTTATAGAAAAGAATTCCTTTGGACCTTTACCCTTCATCTTACCCCGAGGCCAAAGCCAACGAGCCGACCAATACAAAGGGGAGAAAGGATCATCCATACCATCTTGACCACCGAAACGAGCATAGAAAGCATCGTTAGCTTCTACACTGCCGTTGTCGGAAAGAGATGGATCGCCAAAGCGAACAACCTTAATTTTATCACCACGCTTTACAAGAACTTTACCTTGTTTATCACCAGAATCTTTCTTTGGCTTATTGAAGCCGGGGTATTTCTCCCCACGATATTCAATAGTACCATCTTCGTTTCTGGTGTATTCAGCTTTCTTAATTTTCTCTTTTTCTTTCTTAGCAGCAGCCAACCCTGTGGCAATAGCTCTACCTTCATCACCATCATATTCTTTGAGGGCTGCATTAGCAGCCGCTACAAAGATTTCAAGAGCTTTCCCTTTTAGGTTTTTGGCTGCCGCCGGCACATCATTTTTTGACCAAGGCATCAACTATTCTCCATATTTCCAGCAGAAGCATCGTCTGCACCAATCACACTTGTTGACGTACCCTCTCCCGGTGTTGAAAGTCCATCACCAGCCCTGCTAGTTGCACCAGTCATCAGTGCATCCATTTCCATCTGGTCTTCATCTGGGGCGAATTGAGCAGGCACACCCATTTCTTCAGTGAGATAGTTGACAACATCTGGAGTCTTCGGAAGGAGGCCAACGCTTGCAACACGTTGCACATACTTCGACAGAACATCGAGATCAGTGTCTTTAACTCGACCAAATTCAAAGTATGGGAGAACTTCTGTGCTCCAACCATTTAGTGAAAATAGCTGAGGTACAAGGTCATGATTAAGCTGTTCTTGAATCTCAATTAACTTGGACTCAACAGCCATATCTGAAATACCTTGTAGGCTTTCAGCGAGGCTAAAAGAACCTCCCCCATCTTGACCAAGAACAAGTTGAGAAGCCATCAGAGAACTGATAATCTCATTTTTATAACGATTGATTACAGCGTGAACGTCATGTGCCTTTTGGCCAGTAATAGAGATTACATCAAACTTAAAATACTGTTCACCTTGCTCATCCAATACCTGCGGAAGAATAAGACCACTCTGCTCATTCATGTGAATATTACGCATGATCTTTTTATATTCTTCATAAACAGCCTTGTCTTCAGGAGAAGCATCTTCTGCCATGTAACGAGGCGGGATATAAAGAACACGCAGACCACGAAGATCAGAGCTAATACCCATAGCCTCTTGTTCTTCCAACGCAGTCTTAAACTTCCAAGCCCACCAGCAATTTGCCAATGGCGATTGTCCGCAGGGGTCATCTTTAATTGGCTGATTACGGAAATGTAGAAACTTCTTCCTAGGGATAAATACATCATCGGAAATACCAATGTATTGTACTTTATCTTTCCCCGTTGGCTTAACAACAAGCTGATACAGGCCAGTGAGCTTACGCCCTTCATCATCCCAGTCCCAAGAATCAATGGTGTCTTGAGCAATGATCGGCAGGGATTGAATGCCAATCAATCCATCATTGTATTTACTTCCTTTCTGTTTCAGTCGCCTCCGATACACTTTCTCATGGACAGAGAATCCGTAACGATTGAATGTAACGCATTGACGAATGAAAGCACCCCAAGAATGTTCCATATCATTCATGCATTGACGAAGGAATTCAGCTTTATCTTTTAGTTGGTCTTCATAACCTTCTGGAATCTTAACAGTCCAAGGTACACGAGCAATTGCCATTTCTACAAGATTTAGAGCGGGAGCAATAGTAGCATCCTTTGCCATCTTCTTGTATGTGTGGATTGCGTGAGGCCACCTTAGCTCCTGTTGGCAGTCTTCAAAGACATTACCACCTAGTGTCCAAAGGCCGTTATAAGAAGTTTGCCCAAGTTTTAATCGTGGGATAGTGCTTTCTACGCCTTGGGTTAGCGTATTTTCTTCTGCCATGTATTACGCTCCTTTGGCGAAATTTAATTTCTTACGAATAGGGTAATTAATAATTTAACCCCCATCCCTCAGTTCCTTACGAATGGGTTAGATGTTGTTAGAGATGAGCTTGCTGACTGAAGTCCACCTAAGAAGTTCGGGATTGTAACTTTTTGAGCTAGAATATGTACACAGTCGGACAGACAGTCGACAATATCGTCATGACCCGATTCTCCTCCACGGCGCTGGCCAGTAAAACCTTCAAGCTCTTTATATACAAATCCTAAGTCGCTATAGATTTTATTCTCGTAGTCTGTTCCACAATTTTTAAGGAACACTACGCTACCATTCATTGCCAATGATGAGAATGGCCTAAATCTATCGAGTTTACTTGTGCTACTTTTAACAGTGCGCACATAAAACCCCTCTTCAGCAATCTCACGCGACAGAATTGTTGTAGCGGCTTTAGCTGCTGGGTTAGGGTCAACAGGAAGCACAACATCAACTTTAGGTCCGTCAGAATAAGCATTTCGGAGAATAAATTCTTTCCAGTCACCAAACCTAAGTCTGGTTCTCTGTACATCATGTACAAAGTATTCGCCAGATTTTAATTTACTCATTTTAACTGTTGCAAAGTAATCCGGGGAAGGGTTTGAATCTGATTTGAGCGTTCCAGCGAAGTCATAAACACGAACAGTTTTTACAATTTCAGATTGCGGAGGCTCTTCGACTGTCTCTTTTACCCAGCTTCTGGAGAAGAATGTTGAAGCAGATTCACGAGCTGTCCAATCACCAAGTAGAAGTCTTCTTCTCTCAACATCGGGAAGTGCTTCAAGTGAAGCCAAGTATTCGGGTTGATTTTCTATTAGCCACGGATTATCGTAAATTGTACCAAGAACAACTTGAAAACTCAGAGGTTTAACTTGTTTTGGATGATCCATTGGAAGGTTTGGATTACCATATTTGATAATCATTTCTTCCTTAGAGTCACCCCAAAACATAACTCCTTCTCTACGAAGAATCCAACGAACTTTTCCGTTCTTTTCTGGGTCAGGCAATCCATGTTTTTCATGGCCTTCTGGGTATAACCACCATTTAACCCAATCGAATAAAAAACTATCAGGATCAGGGTTGCATGAAAGCCAGATTGAAGGGTCCATGTTAGCTTTAGTTCTTAGGCGAGAAATAAGCCACCAAATATGACTTTCTGATGCGTGTGTACACTCGTCATAGAACACATTACTAAGTTCTAGACCATGATATAGCTGACCGGCTTTATCATTTTCATAGTGCGAAAATGACACTGAAGCTCCTGATGAGAACACGATACGCTGGTCCTTCATCTTAATCTTAATATCATCAACTTGAGAATATAAGTGAACAGCGGCGTCAAAAAGACCGCCGCTTTTCATAATAGCAGTTGAGTTTTTACGGATACAGAAACCGCGATAGAGTGGATCATCCATCCATCTCAAATGTCTCATAAGGCCTATGTGACTCTTCGATGAGCCGGCTGCACCCCCCGCTACCAGAATCCTAGCATCTGAAGCCAAGTAGTCCTGCTGAAATTTTGACTGAGGTCCAATTATATTTTCATTGTTTTGTCCAGCCATAGTATTTCAACTCTCCTTCTTCTCTCGCTTTACAAGCCTCCTCATAGGAAACATCATATGCTAATGTGATTCTTTCTTTATAGTGGACAATAATTGCTTGCCAGTTGCCGTTTTTAAGTTGATAGACGCCAGTCCTACCTGATGTGTTATTGGTGTTCATCCTGCGATTGTACGCTTGGATAGTAAGATCAGACCATCGACAATTTTCTTTATAGTAACCTTTATTAGGGTCAATCCTATCTAAAGAAGTTCCCTCTGGTCGTTCGCCCATGTCTGCATAAAACGCTTCAAAAGAGTCAATCCATTCTTGACAGATTGTAATACCTCTGTCTTGATAATACTCTTTCTCTTTATAGTACTCTGATAGGCACCGCTCTTTCATCTTCGTCCAAGATTTATGAGTAGGTGTTCCATGCATCCCGTGTTTTGTTTGCAGTGCGGAAAGAATTTCTGATTTATAACAACCACAGCTTGAAACTTCATTACTCATTAGATATGGACGTCGCATCTTCACTGTATTACCGCAGTCACAAGTGCAATCCCATACGGATGTTCTTTGTGATTCGCTTTCATGCCAATGACTGAATCCATTTACAAAAAGCCTACCAAATCTTTCACCAATAAGTTTCTCTGGAACCCATTCACCTGAATTTACTTTTGCCCAAAACTTTTTAATTGTTACTTTCTTTTCACAACCACAAGAAGTAGTATGACCTTCTTTCTTAATGTTGTATCCAAGAGCAACAAACTTGTTTCCGCAGTCACACTGACAAAGCCATTTAGACTTTCGTTGACCACTTGGTTGAACATGCCAAGAGTGGAATTCAAGGACTGTTACTTTACCAGTTTTAAACCCTGTGTAATCAACAAATCCCTTCGGCCTATCTTCTATCATATTCAGTCTCCTATAAATCTAAGAAACTGAGCGTCATCTCGACGTGTCTTTCAAATAAAGCGGAGCGTTTCACAACGAGTCAATAAAACATATATTAGCAAATATTACTTCTATTTGTCAATATCTCGGTGTAAATTATACCCTACAGAATCACTGATAGCTTTTATGTCAATCCTGATACCACGAAGGTCTAGCATGGTCGAGTCCAGTTGTATTGTGCTGACATTCTAACAATAAACCCGCAATGGTCGTTGCGGGCCAGTATGGCGTCACGACAGATGGCGGATTGCCGGTGGCTGATGCGCCCGATGGGCGCCCGAGGCCTGGTCAGCCCAAGAAAAAGCCCCGCAGTGCGGGGCCTTAGAGGGTGGAGAGACCTGACTCCAAGTCAGGTGCCGGCATCATGCAGTTACTTGCTTCCAGTCGGTCGCGCCTGTGCCAAAGTTAACCGCCATGTAGCCAGCCCTGTTCGTGATGTCCACATATTGCTGGCCGATATAATCTGCAGAAATAGTAGGAGCACCTGATCCCCTTCTAACTGTCGCTATAGTGTCTGCGTCAGCATTAGACCCTACGGATCGTTGGTACACTGGACCAACACCAAAGCCGACATTTGTATCGCAACGCCACATTGCCGTGGCTGCAATTGTGTTTGCAGAAGATCTTGCTGGAAGTCGGAACGGGACGTTGATGTCTACCCTGTCACCCGCATTACCTGAACTAAAAATGTCGATGAAGTTCTTGTCAGCGGAGCTTGGTTGAAGCCAATTCGATCCAATGGAAAGAGTTTGCCCGTTCTGCTTGAGATAGTGACTTGATCCCAATGTGGAATTGTAGAAACGCCAAGTAGATGTTGCTGCGCCCCCTACGGCTTGGACGCCACCGGAGCGGGAGAAGATCGTCGGCGCTTGGCGTTGCGTTCCGTAGCCATCAGCATTGACCGCCGTATACCCGCCAACATATGGGACGGTTGGATTCTCCATAGGGAGTTCTTGGAAGTTGTTCGACGTTGTTCCTGCCGATAGTCCGACGAACTTAGTTCCATCTGCGTGCCGATAAGACTCCATTGCCCCGATGGATATTGATCTATTCCCGTTTCCGACGTTGCGCACGATGGCGCTGTCCGCTTCAGCAGCGACTCCGCAGAAAGCCGCAGAAACCTTGCCGATACGTACTAAATGGTTGGCCTCAAGGTCTATCGGCCTCAAAGCACCCTCGGTGTGCACCTCGTTGATATTGCACGTAACCAGGCGGTGCAGTCGGATGTTTTTCCCCCGATCAGCTTCAACCGTGCGCGGTGCGCCACCAGCCTTGTTGCTGGTATTCTCGACGTACATGTGATTGATATTCAGTAGACCTTGCGCACCTGTAGCAATATCCTTGTTCGTGTCAAACGCATAACCAGACTCGGACTGAGTACCGAGAATCCATAGGTGATCAATCTCTAGGTCGCTGCCTGCCTGTAGAGTGAGCGCGGACCCAAGCGCATTGTGGATTGCTATATTGCGCAACCAACTACCAACCCATACCCCGTGGAACTGGACAGCTTCACTTTCAACCGTCTGACCGGATTTGTTGCCGTCGAAAAGTAGATTCTCCAGTCCCATGAAATGGGTCGCAGCAGATGCTCCAAGGATCGCTGCTGGAGTTCGGAGCATGGGGCAGTTCGATCCCGGTAGCAAGTATATCTTGGAACCGACTCCGGCCGCGTCATCGAAAGGACCACCACCTTTCAGTAGTGTGCCCCTGATAATGTCTATAGGCGCAGCGATGGCAAGCCTGACTCCTTTAGGGATTAAGATCTCGCCACCGCCCAATTCTCTGATTGCGTAGTTGACGGCGGCAGAAGCGTCCCACGTAGAAGTGCCACCCAGGATTGCCGAGTGCTGCGATTTCGGGATGAAGTCGAGAACAGATCGTTGCTCTGTTCTAGCTTTTTCACCCAAGTCGCGGGACTCACTATGCACGGTTCCACGGTTCCACCCAACTAACCCCGCCCCCTTCGCCGGGTCGGTTGCGTTGGCGAGATCAGAAACAAAAACTTCATGTGTATTTTTTAGATAAGAGGTTCTATTAGCTAGTTGCTGGGCTTGAGCATTAGCATGTCCCGTTACTGGCTCACCAAGATTAAAACCGGGAGGACCGCCGAGGGTAGGATCATCTGTTTCTAGTTGATAGATTCCACTTTCCCATACGCTATTTTCTGTAAGATTTGTCACTTATTTCTCCAAAATATTTAATTACAATCCTCAGAACTGTATATTCCTTCAGGATGAAAATGTTCTTCTAAGCAATGCCTTACTTCATGAGCAAGACATACAGGATATCTCTTCAACTCTATGAAACAGACGTCACCATACCATCTTGCGTAACCATCTGTTTTAATATGTGGATTCTCAACAATCGTGATCGTCGATGTATTCCTCACCATCTTTGGTGTAGCTGGATTAAAAACAGAACAAGATAGAATGAGAAATATTGAAAAAATAATTATTGAGATTTTCATATTGAATTCTCTTAAATAGAATTAATAAAAACCTCAAGAAATTTTTCTGATTTCAAGAGGCTTCTATAATACTACTTATTTTCAACGCTCTTCCCAATAGAGGCTTAGGACACCAGTTGCTGTACCATTACTAAAGTTGTTCAACACAAAATGATAAGTGCCGATACCAACACCACGTTCGCTGAATGGGCTACTACCTACTGTTGTTTGTTGTGCTGTAGCCCCACTTGTAACAACTCTTGCAACGTCAATCAGAGTGCCGCCTGTTAAAGTAGCTACACCTCCCACAAGAGTATTTTGTAGGGTGTATAGGGGAGTAGGTCTTGACGACATTGTATTTTTAGGAATAGATGGGATTGGATCAGTGAGTGTTACTGAAGGTGTACCACCAGAATAGGTAGCAAATCTAACGCTGCCTGCATCAACTGTCAAACTAACATTCCACAGAACAGTATCCACTGGAACAACTACCTGAATCAAATATGTTCCTGCTGCTGCAATACTGAATTCTTTAAAGCTTCTACCTTGCCGGCCTGTGAAGAAGCTTGTCTGACCGCTGTCTACCCTAAGTCTACGATACCCTTCTTGATCCCATGTAAATACATCATGAGGAAGGTCACTCACTTCAAAAGGAGCAACAAGTTTTTCTGTAATTGCTTGGACAACAATAGGACCATTACTACCTTTAATCCAGATAGGAAGACCGTTGGCATGAACTACTACAGTTTGACCAACAGCAATAAATTCACAGAGAAGTGTATCTGGATCAGGTTGAGTAGCTGAGTGCGTTACGAATAATACATCTGATGTTCTGTTATGAACAACAAGAGTTGTTCCTTGTGGATATTCACTTTCTGTATAGATATTGTAGTAAATATCGCTATCTACTAGGCTCAATGTTTTCATTATTATAAATTCCTAAGATAGATAGAATTGGTGCCGATGGTGAAGGTAACGATCCCACCTGATCTAACTTACAAGGTTAGTGCATATCCATCTATGCTACATCGGCAAATTTGGCACGGGAAGGTGCGAGTCGAACGCACATTTTCAGCTCCATTTACGGATAAGGAGTTAGAAGCTCCCCTCGGCTACTCCCGCATAGAAATCGTGATAGTGTAGCCACAGCTACCTGCTCACTATCCGAGAATCCATAAGCGATTCCCCTCCCCACATATGTGCAACATTTAGTATGCACGAATTAAATCGCCCGATAGTAGCAATATAAAATTGCCTTTGGTTTATCGGGCTATCTTCGGAACTAGGCTATAATTGCGAAGATACCGGCCGAGCCGGATTTGGTTTACCTGCCAAACGATCTTGTTTGGAACGACTAGGAACTCCCAATCTTCTCAGGTAAATTCTTTAATCCTCATCGTCTGGTGCTTGATAGACGAGGGATAGTCTCTTAGGTGCCTCTGCTGCAATCTCTTCAGGGGTCTGTTCTTCTTCGTCAGACTCTCTACCCTTCATCCTTGCATTGAAGTTAGAAATTTCTTCTGCTGAAGCAGCCTTTTCAATGGTAACGATACTATTTAGCACCCACTTGGCAGTAGACACAACATCATTAGCTACTTCTTGTTCTGCAAGAGAGCGGTCAACGATTGCAAGAGCAATGTCTTCACGTTCACGAAGTTTGTCTGCCAGCTTACGAAGCTTTGATTTGGTAATCCTTGTTTTTGCTGGACTACCATTTTTGTTTCCAAAATCATTGTTTTTCGGAAACTTGTGACTTGGGTTTTTATTCCCACTCATAATTCATTGTCCTTTTAATATTTATTATCTAAGGCTCTTTATTATGTTGTGTAGTCGGTACTGATCTCCGACATGCCGGCCTTACCCACGATCTCCGGCGAGTTCCGCGACGCTTTCGCGTTCTGGCATCGTTTAAGCGGTTGACGCCCGTACATCAGCCTGTACATTTACACAACATAAGAAAAAGCCTTATCCTCTCTAGGAGGAATAAGTGGATAAGGCTAAACCACATTGCGCGGTTTGTTTACGGGTATTATATGAACACAGTAGGAGGAATATGTGTTCGTGACATTCCCGTTTTGGAGGAGAAACGTTATGAAATTTACTTTCTTGACGCTATTAGTCATTCAGTGCCAAATATAACATAAATATTTCATATTGTCAAGCTATATTTAATAATCAGGAAGAATTCTTTTAAAGATGCTGTTTGATTCAGTAAGAGACTCATGAGAATACTCCCATCTAAATTTAGGCTCTTTAGTTTCTTCTTCCTCTTCTATAATGTATTTCAAATCATGTTCATCTAGCTCTGTGTAAGACATAAGAAATTCCTTTATTTTTGTTAATTGCTTGGATTTCTTATAGTCTATCAACTTAAAGTTTCTTTGTCAAGACTTAATTTATAAATTCAGGGATTATTTAATATCAAGATAAATCCCCAGACCGCTGTTTTTAAGCGCATTTGATGCAACCTGACCTAAAGAAAACAACACAACGCCTGTGCCGGGTGACTTTCCAATCGTCCCGTCTGGTTTTACAAATTTTGTCTTTCCTTTTGGAAAAAGCATTCCATCCATCTGAGGAGCAATTTCATGGAACCATCCAGACGAAGTTCTTGCTGCAACAAGTGCAATCCCATTTCCGTGAGAAATGAATTTCCTAAGCCAAGGGACTTGTCCGTTCCTACCGCCAAAAGGAGGGTTCATCCACACCAAACCTTGCCACTCCGATAACAGTCCGTCGTCTTCCTTTGTATAGAATTTCTTTGCCGGGGTCCAATGTTCTTTGCTTGGTGAACACGGGTCTAGGTCAAAAGTAAGGCCAATCGCATCAAAAATAGATTTAGGAGTATACCATTCATCAGATTCACCAACACACTTCTCATGCTCACTCATTATCACTCTCCATCCAAGTAGATTTTAAGAACATTGTTTTTAGACTGTGTTACAAACTCCAGCTTACTGCGATAGATTCTGTTCTGTCCACTTTCCTCTCCAAGAAATGACTTTTGCCACACCCATACAATAGCTTCTTGATCGTATTTCTGTAACTCTTTGATTAGCTCTTTAATCTTCATCAGTAATCATCTCCATACCATTGGTCTATATCTACATCATCCCATCCACCACACGAACACTCAAAAGGTTCTCGTGCAAAACAAATACAACCTTCTACCTCTCCTTTCCCACCACAATGGTAACAATCATAGGTATCTCCCTCAGACACCACGACACCACTTCCTGTGCAAACATCACAATCACGTTTCATACTACCCCCAAAAGTGTTCAAAATTTAACCATCTTAACCACTTACTTGTCAAACTTACCATGCGTGGTAACTTCAAAACCCCTGAAGCCCACACCAATACTGAAAAGGTGATCCATACCTACTTAATATAAGGGATTTGTGAACACCATACAGAGAGATGGTAGGATCTCCACTCTTCTGAGCCTTTATACATCAACACAGGATTCATGTCAATGATCAATGTACCTCTTTTCTTCACTACCTTACAAATTCCTGTGTTGTTCTTAAACCATCTTGACAGATGACTACTCCTAACGTTAAGAGATTCTTCAATCTCCTTAGTGGTTGTGAATACCCTGTTATGCGCTACTACATTCAAGGATAAGAATTTAATCATCTTAACATCGCCAACAGACCACAACCCCTCTGCTACGTTGTCAAGAACCATTTCTGTGTTCACCTTCACTTTGTTGGTTGCAAGTCCGTCCAATTGACATACTGCATCAAAATATTGTTCAGCACACAGACATTCACTTGGGTATTTTACATCCACACCAACATATTTACCCTTCTCTGTAAATACCAACGGTAGTGGTGCAAACTTTTCTTTGGTGTGGACTTTTGAAACAACCTCTCCTGTTTCTGTGTTGACTACAAGAACTACGTTCTTATCTTTTACGTTTTCAAAGCTCATACTACCTCCTTTGTGTAATCTGAAAGGTAAGGATACACCAACACCGAGTACAATGTCAACAACATCTTGTATAGAGATTTCTCCAACAAAGAGCTTGCATTCCTTTTCTTCGTTGTGCTATGCTTGTTTCACATTCAATCAGAGGAGGACTCATAAATGAAGAACACTACCGTGCAACAATGGACTAAAGAGATTCCAACAGAAGATGGGTGGTATTGGATGAGGGATAAATGGGGTGTGTGGATTGATAAGCTCAAGAAAGGGGCTTCTTATAATGATGTGTTTGAATGTTGGGATGATCCGTACACCAAAGAAGATGGAATTGAATTCTGTGGGCCACTAGAGGAACCAAAATGACACACTACTTGTCGTGTGGACACGAACTGTTAGAGGATGAAGAAGGGAACGAGCTTTGTGTTAACCTTACTTTAGCCGCAACCACATGTGACTACGATGGTTATAAACACTGCATTCACTACGGAAGTTACTGCCTTGATTGTGCAAAAGAGCTTGAAGAAGATGGCTGGGTGTTGCATAATGAGGAAGAAGAAATGGATTGGCTTGCAAAGCCTTTAGAAACGCTGTAGAATTGCCTATGAAAAACATTGATACTAAGGAAAATGATATGTTAAAATTGCGTTCGATATTGTACCCTTCGCTGTGTATGCCTTAGAACAATTTAAATTAATTGGAGGATAAAATGCTTGGAAATCTAACACCTGAACAAAGAGCAGAAGCTCTTGAGAAAGCTCGTATTGCTCGTGAAGAAAAGAAGAAAGCTGGAGAACATCTCAAGCAGGATTTTCTTGATGAAAATTATTGGAGAAATTTAGGTAGTCGGCTTGGTGTGCGTCTACCTGCTTCTCATATCCCGAACACAGAGACGAAATATTTGAAACGAATTGCTACAAAGTTGAATATTGATTTGAAAGAATATTTGGAGGATAGTGGTTGCACTACGTTGAAGAAGTTGGTAGCATTGAATTCAAGCTTTCCAGCTTATGCTGAAGTCGGCTTGCTTCTAGAGTGGCATAACGAGAGGATGAATTGTGGACACTAATATGACTGCCAAGAAACAACCAAAACCGACTGACAGCTTCCATGCTTTCAGTCAATTTGTAAGAGAAGAGGTTGGGAATGAATTGTATCTAAAGAATATTAAATACATTATGGACTGTTATATAGCGCCAATTCATGTAGATAAATGTATTGACACAATCAAAGGAGGAAAAGAAATTCGATGAAACCCACTAAAGAATTTATGAATAAAATTATAATTAAATTGAATGAAATTGCAGAAGAGTATTACGGCGGAGGAAGTGGCCTGCCGGTGCACGGGAAAGCAGAAATGGCTCTTATGCGAGAAGTTCTGTCAGAACTGTTTGACGAAGAAAATAAAAACTCCTACAGTAAAAGAGAACTTCAATGACAACTATTCTTGTAATTCTGTATTGCGTTGTTGCTTTTCTTGTAGATCATGCTACAATGAGGGAGTGGAAAGACGACAAGCTTCTTGGAACAGCTCCACAAGATATTATTGAACGAGAAAAGCTATTTCGTTGTGGTGTATTCGTTGGAGCTGCTTTTTGGCCTATTACTGCTATCTTTGCAATTATTAAAGTTTGGAGGAAGAAATGAACATATTTACTGCAATATTTGTTACAGCATCAATTATACTTCTTCTCATTGTGGTTCGGGAAGGTAGTGAACAGCAGGGAAAGATTTTAAATTGTTCTGAAAAAGGGGGTATACTTGTTCGTGTAGCAGGTAGCGACCCTTATATTTGTATTGACAAGAGTATTATTCTAAGATGAGTACAATAATTCTTGATAGTTTGAAAAGCCTTTACATTGATAAACCAGATGTGCTACAATTGCTTCATCAACTTGACTTAACTGCACTAGAGAAAGAATTTTACAAGATTCTTTATGAACACATTTCACCGCAGGATTTTGAACGTGTAGATAAGTTCTTGCATAGTGAAGAATGTAGACGGTACAATGAGGCGATCTCATTAGCTACATACGAGCTAATAGATTCTTTAGAAGATATTACTAAAGTGGTTGAGCTACCAAAACCAACTAATAAACAGGAGATTAACTAAATGATTAAAAATATTTCAACTTCCACATTCAACACCTTCATCAACACTCTGCGTCAAGAACAAAAGCAAGGCTTTATGCTTGTGAAATTCCAACACAAGGTTGGATTCTTCTGTGGCACTCTGAGCAATGAAAAAGAAATCACTACTCTGTATAAAGACACTCTTGCTAAGACAGATGAAAATGCTAAAGAGCTTGTTCTGAAAAAGGTTGCAGAAATCGTTGAAGCCGCCCACGGAAACGTGCTGAGTTTTGTAGCAGAGGGAGAGATGGATGACCCAAAAGAAAAAGTTGTTCAACAAGATGCTTTTGTGGAAGCTGTTGAAAAAGAACAGAATGTTGTCTATGAACTAGACGATGGTCCACTTACCAAAGAAGAGTTGAATCAGATTAGGAAACTTAGTGCAGCCAGTAATATCCCAGAAGAAAACTTTACACGCCACCTGTTCAAAGATACTAATCTTGTAGAAGAACAACCAAAGAAACAACGTCGTTCTCGTAAAGCTAAAGCTGTGGAGGAATAAAATTGTGGAAAAGAAACTTGCCAAAGTAAAGAGTGCTACTCTTGAAATTAAAGAACGTGGTATTCTAAACTTCTGGGTCTTTGTTGATTATGAAGATGGTTTTAGTCAGGGTGTTGGTGGTATTTGCCTTGATGATTACGATAAAGAGCGTAAAACCCGTGTTGGTACTGCATATGGTTGTGAGATGATTCGTCAACTTCTTCTATTCTTTAACGTAAACAATCTGGAGGAGTGTAAAGGTCAGATGGTTTATGTTACAGGAGAAGGGAAGGGTCTTGCATTCAATCCTAACGGGTTTGAACATCTTCGTGTGAATGATAAATTCCAAATCCGTAAAATTAATTTTAATGAAATTCGTGATATCTTCAGTGACAAGGGAGAATAAGATATGAAAGTAGTTGTATTAGAAGCATGTGATGGTTTTTCTATTGATGTTTACAAAGAAGATAAGCTAGTAAAACATTTTTGGTTCTCTCAAGAAGATGATAAAACTGAGCTTGTGCAGATGTTCAATCTTCTGGGATTCAATGATGTAGAATATGAAGAGGACTATTAATGAAAAACATTGTTGCAAACAACCCTGTATCATTCCTATCTGAATTTACCAACGCTATTCGTGATGGGTGGACGCTAGACAACAAACGTTTTGCTCTTGTCTTGCAACCAACCCTCGTAGAGTGTACACTTGTAAAACAGAAAGATGACCTTCCTCAGCTTGTAGAATTCAAGCCTAATGCTACAGAGCTTGTTATCGAAGCTCCTTCTTTTGCAGAGCTATGTGAAAAACTGCAATTTTTTGTTTACAAGCACTGGGAACTAGACTATTCTACTCTCAATGCAAATCTGGCAGGAATGTCTTCTGTAAGGGTGTGGCGAGAAAAACATCTTGCTGTACAGAATTACACGAAAGAAGAACTGTATGATATGGAGTGGGAGAAGCTTAAGATGTTAGGTAGAAGTTATAATTGCTTTAATCGTAATAAAGATATTTGTATCTTCAACATTCTCAAGCAGCAAGAGGGTAAGTGATTATGGGCAAGCGCACTGTACAAATTGATGTAGATGGTGATATTGTTGAAGTTCCTCGCAAAAATACCCGTCGCACTCGTAATGGAGGACTTCCCGAGCATATTAAAGAGCGTGCTGTTGATGCAACACGTCAAAATCGGCCTCCGCTACGCCCAATGAATGAAAAGCAACGGCAGTATATTAGTGCAGTACAGAATGAGTCATTTGTGATTTGTGTCGGAGTATGGGGTTCCTCGAAAACCTTTATCCCCTCAATGATTGCTGCTGATATGCTTCTTGATAAGAAAGTTGACCGTATCATCATCGCACGTCCGGCAGAAGGTAAAGGTAAATCAATCGGCTTCCTTAAAGGGGATAAGAATGATAAACTAGAACCTTGGTGTGCTCCAATTACGGATACACTAAAGACTCGCCTTGGTCTTGGTAATTACGAAGCGTTTATCAACAACGGTAAGATAGAGCTTTTAAGTTTGGAGCATGTGAAGGGTAGGTCTTGGGACAATGCATTCATTCTAGTAGACGAGGCTGAAGACCTTGAGCCGGAGGTTGCAAAGAGTCTTGTTGGTCGTCAAGGTGTGAATTCTAAGCTTGTTGTAACTGGCGATATTATGCAACAAGACCTTAAAAAGAATTCAGGTCTTGAGTTTCTGTTGGATGTTGCGGAATTTGCAAAACTGCCGATTACACTCATTAACTTTGATTCTTGGGAATACTGTGTGCGATCAGAAGAAGCTAAGATGTGGGGTATGGCATTCCAAGAGTATGAAAAATCTAAAGGAGGTAAATAATATGAACGAACAACAGCTAATTATTCCAATGCAAGGTAAACAATCTCGCATTAAAACCAATCAACAAACTATCAATACTTATGTAATTCGTCTACATGAAGATATTGGCTATCCTGACGAATACAGCGAAGAATTTGATGTGATTAACTCCGCTCTACCAGAAGACACCGTCGTCCTTGATCTATGTACTGACGGTGGATGTATGGATACGGCCATGCTGTTCAATCGAGCACTGCGTAACACAGCAGCTCACACTGTTGCTGTGATTGGCCCATCTTGTGCGAGTGCTGGCAGCATCATTGCACTTAGCTGTGAGGAATTCATTCTTGATGACACATCTAGTCTCATGATCCACACCTCTACTTATGGGTTTGGTCGTGCAAAGGATACGGATATTTTCGAGCACGCAAATTTCTCTCGTCGTCAGTTGCGTAAGCTGTATGAAAAGGTGTACAGTGGGTATCTTAGCGAAGGTGAGATTGAGGATGTAATTAAAGGCACCCCATTTTACTTTGACGATGAACAGCTTGCGGAGCGTCTTGAAATGCTTTCCATGTATCGTGAAGATAAATTCTCTGAGCAACTTGAAGAACTCAAAGCAAAAGGCGAAAATGTTCAAGAAATGAAATCTCTTGACGAGCTAATCGCTGATGCAGTAGAATCTACCCTACACAAAGTTCTAGACCAACGAGCAGCTAAGGAAAAGAAAGCAATGCAGAAAGCTCAGAAGAAACAACCTAAGATCGATCCTGTTGTAATTGAAAATTATAAAGAGTTCAATGAAGCAGATTTTAATAAAGATGTAAAACCACAAAACGCTTGACACAAGAAGACGGCTTGGCTATTATAGCGGGGTCGTCTTTCTTTACGCCTAAATTTGGAGGAATTTATATGAAAGATCATTTTATGAGTGGTTTGCTTATCTTTACCTTGACTACCCAACTAGTTTTTGTTAATTTGTATCTTGGTGAAATTAGTTCAAAACTAACAACTCTGATTGAACTGAAGGAGAAAGAATAATGGGTTATAAAAATCGTAATCATAAAGAAAAGCGAGTCATCTCACCTTCTAAATTTGCTCGCATCTTTGCTTGTAATCTTGATAAAGCCGGTGTAGCATATCGAACTAAAGGGTGGGTGACACAGCGAAGTCTGGCTGCGGTTAAAGTAGGTGATATAGTCTATGCGAAGTTTGCTTGTAAAATTCAACCAGAAAACCGTCTACGAACCTTTTGTATCAGGTATCGTGTAGATGAAGAACCTCTTGATTTTATCGCATTTGTGAAGTACAGTTCAAAGTACCAAGCACTGAATGACATAAGTGAAGTAGAAGGCATGGAGATTTTCTGAATGACTGTTGAAATTATCGAAAATGATGTTGACAACGAAGAAGACATGGTAGAGAATCTTTCTATTCTTTCTCAACAGCAGTGGAAGAGTGAGATGGAATACGGAAATACATACTACGCAGCTAAAGAATATGTGGAGAATTATTATGAGTGATTTTATTGAAATTCAGGATTTTGTGGTAAATAAAAATACCATTCAAGCATTTCAAAAAGAATATGGAGATGGCACGATCTATCTCAAACTTGTCCTTGATAAGTCTAAAGTGGAAGATTCTGTTCTTTGGTTTAAAGTTAAAGATGAAGAAGAATACTCTATTCTTTATAATTATCTAAAATGCTGTCTGAAACTTTCTTATGAATTTGAAGGAAAACAATATGACTAAAGAAATCAAAATCACTGTTGTAAAGCAAGAAGATATGGAACAATGGGACGAAGAGTCACAATCTTATATTGTAAAGTTTCCTAGTAAATACTACATCGTCACTTCGCTGGGTGATTACAAATTTTACCATGTCCGTTCACGAGCTGAAGCACAAGCGGAAGTAGACCGAGAATACGGAAAAGGGTTCTACACTGTTCGACAAGCTAAGATGGATACTGGAAGTGGCAGCTACACATGCTCTGGCTCTAACAGCAGGAAAGGCTTCGCCAGCCACTTAAAGAAAACCGTTTGAAATTATTTGGAGGAATAGTGAAAAATAAGCATCTAAAGGCATACTTCAAGTGCGCTGAAGCTTTTGCAGAATGCTCAGATTCAAAACGGCTTAAAGTGGGCAGTGTTATCGTAAAAAATAATCGAATTATTTCTTGTGGTTATAATGCACTTCCAGAACACATGAAGGGTAGCTTGGAAGATGAAGATGGCAATACGAAACCACATGTTAGGCACAGTGAAAAGAATGCGTTGCTTGGACTAATCAAATCTAATGAATCTGCCGTAGGTGCAACACTAATTTGTACGCACGCCTGCTGTGAGATATGTGCTGTGGATATTGTAGACGCAGGCATCACAGAATTTTATTATAAATATGATTATAGGTGCGACAAGGGTGTGAAATATTTAAAAGACAACAACGTAATAGTTTATAGATTTGAAGAGGATTGAAAATGGCTTTACGAAAACTTAAACTGGAAGGAATTAAATTCGGTATGCTGACGGTTTTATACCGAGCACAGGATTATAGTAAGTCAAAGAAATGGACTTGTAAATGCGATTGTGGTAATTTACATGACACAACTCATCAGCGTCTTAAAAACGGTAGTACAAAATCCTGTGGTTGCGCAACAAGTCAAATGCTTTCGGAATCAAATAGAAAGCATGGTGGTTATCAAGATGGTAAAAATACTCCCGAATATCAAAGTTTTATTGCGATGATGCACAGGTGCTATAATGATAAAAGGCTTGGTTGGGAAAATTATGGTGGTAGGGGGATTATTGTAGAAGAAGAATCTTGGTTAGAGGAAAGCCCTAATGGATTTTTAAATTTTCTACACGACATGGGAGAACGCCCAGAAGGAACTTCTTTAGACAGGATTGATGTAGATAGAGGTTATTGTAAAGAAAATTGTAGATGGTCAAACAGGCGTACTCAGTCATATAATCGTCGACAAGAAAAGACAGAAAAGAATACTTCAAAATATAGAGGGGTATCTTTTAGTAAAGATAGGAATAAACCTTGGGTTGCTAGAATTGGAGACGGAAATGGTGGATATATTTGGATAGGTCAGTTTGCATCCGAACAGGAAGCAGCCATGGCTTATAATAAGAAAGCTGTTGAAATTCATGGAGAAGGTGCTATACTGAATGACGTATCTGAATTGTAGTAAGCAGATGTACCAAGCAGGTGTAGAGAGAGTAATCTACGATGAACAATATCGGAGCATGGATGGTGTGAATTTCCTTAAGAGACACGGTGTATTTGTAGAACAGTATTCGGAGGACTAGTAAATGAAGCTATATACTTTTTACGACGAAAGTTACCATGAACGGCCAGCTTGTGACTGTTGTGAAGGGTCTTGGGTGGAACTGTACAGTTCTAGCGACACTGATTCACGACTTGGTAGTGCATTTAGTATGGAAGATTGCTACACTCAAAGTATCATTACTGAAATTGGCAGATATAATATTACAGACGAATATGAAGAATCTCTTTGGCACATGCCACTTGAACAACTCAAAGAAGAAGCTAAAAATCTGAATATTGAAGTGGAGATTGTATCATGAAAATCAAAAGTCTAATTAAACATCTTGAAGAACTATACAAAATTCATGGGAATATTAGTGTAATCTTACAATCAGATCAAGAAGGTAATTACTATCACGAAGTTCGAGGGGCGGAGGCTTGTTACACCGACGATGATTTAGAAATTAACTACTCATCGGAGGAAGATGTAATTGAAGATGAATTTGATCCAGAAGATTTTATTCAAAGAATTGTAATTTACCCATGATTGATATATTCAAACCAATCAACGGAAATTATGATGAAGTGGTGAGGGAGTGTTTTAAGAAGAACAAGAATTCCTGTATCTCATTCTGGCTGGTTGGGAGCTATTGCTACTACCTGAAAAATGAATCACTTTTCAAAGATGAAACATTTGACAAGCTCAGTAAATGGATGTACGATCATTATGAATCACTAGAACATGAGCACAAGAGTTTGGTCACAAAAGATATGCTGAAAGCTGGCTCAGGGTACAACCTGAAAGAAAGTGATTATCCACTTCGTGTAAAAGTGACAGCAGATATATTTATTCGCGGAATGTACGAAGGAAAACATAGTTAAAATAGATTAGGGGAATTCTAAAATGAACAATACTATCAATGAACTTAAAAATAAAATAATTGAGCTGGAAAACAATCTTCGTAAAGAAGAACATCTTATGAAGAAAAAGAAAGGAATTCTAAAAGAAGGCGAGTGGTATTTGCTGAATATCAAAGATGAGGATAATATTGAAGACAATGTTATTTTCTACAGTTCTCCTCAAGGAGTTGTATGTATGAATGCTTATCTTGAGTGGTACTCAGTATATATTTATGACCTTCTTGAGCAAGCACCTTATTATCAAAAATGGAAAGGTAAAAAGATTTCCAAAAAAGAAGCAATTAATTACCTGTAATGTAAATTTAAATTGGAGGAAAATATGGACTTTGAAGTTAAAGATACAAAAGATTTGCAACTTTGCAGTCTACAAGAATTTGCATCAGTTCTTGGGTATTGGCTCACTCCGTTTGGTTATTTTGAAGATAACTTGTTCACTGATTTTGACTGTGGTTCAGAAAAGAACAGACTGTCGTTCAAAACAATGGTGATGTTGCACAACCAAGAAAACTGCGATAATCACGGCAGAGAATACGAACGATTTGGATTTGATTTGTACACTTGGAACAAAGCCAAGTCAGCAAAAATTGTTCACCATGTAAATCTGACAGCTAACAAAAAGAATAAAACGGTCCACTGCCACAAACATCTCGTCAAATTCGTAAAACCGTACTATGAACAAATGTTCTTGAAATAATTTTAGCCCTGCTGCTTGACTGCGGTGGGGCTTTTTGCTATCCTAAGCACATCAAAACAAGGAGTGGTCTAAAATGGACAAGTGTAAAAAGTGCGGTGAAGGCATGATTGTTCGTAGTGGGCGGTTTGGGGAATTCTTAGCTTGTCCAAACAGTCGTAAAGGTGATAACCACGGCACACAATCAGTAGAAGATAAATCAGTACAACACACTAAAAAGCACTATAGCGGTGGTTTGCTGTCTAATGCTTTTATTCTATCGCCAAAACCAAAGCAAGAATCTAAGCTATTTATCAGTGTGGAGTATGAGAATACTACCAGATGCCCCTATTGCGGTGATAAGATTGGCTTTTCTTTTGGTACAGGGGATTGCGGATGTCAATATGAACCGGATGTAGGATTCTAAAGATGAACCAGAATACTTACGAATTGGTGAAGTTTGGATGCTTGTCTGGAGCTATCGGACTATCCTTATTTTTGGTTGATAGGGTTGTTTGGAAAGACTACGATGTTCCTGAATACAAAACCTTTTCAGCTTATATTCCAAAGCTACCTCCACTGGCAGTAAAGCAGATCACACTGAAAGAAAAGATCCTTTGGTGCTCTCAAAGTTCTCAGTGCAAGAAGCTCTTTGAGGCTGTTGTATACGAGGAAAGATCGGAAAGCCTTATGGGGATGTTCGCTGTAGCCAACGTTGTTATGAATCGTGTACACTCAAAGAAATGGCCTAACACGATCACATCTGTTATTCATCAACCTAAGCAATTTAGTTACCTAAAAGACATGCATATGCAGAAACAACCCAAAGAATCAGACTGGAATGCTGCTAAAGTGGTTGCATATGATACGATTCATGGTAAGATAGGTGATGTGTCCAACGGAGCTACGCACTACTACAACCCTAACAAGGTGAATCCTAAGTGGTCTGACAAGCTTGAGTATGTAGTCACAATTGGTGAACATCGGTTTATGAAATGAAATCATTTAAAGAATTCTTAGAGAATTTAACAGAAGAACAGAAAACACAAATAATTAACGATGCGATTTTATCGCAGGAGAATTTAATGATTAATTCAGAACGTAAGGAACTCACCGAAAGGCTCAACCAAGCCTTGAAAGAACAAGCTAACATCAAATATAGTGTTCTTTCATTTGTAACAGCAATTATCAATCGAGCAGACTATCTTTCTACAGAACAAAAGAAAGAACTATTGGAATCAATTTGGAAAGGAGAAGATAATGAATAAGGGCATGGTAACATTCACTGTGTGGATGGTATCCCTCTGGATGGTATTAATGATTAACGGTTATCAAAACAGGGTGGATTTGCATTCGATTAAACAAGAAATTATCAAACTGCAAGAGATTCAAAAGAAATGAAATTGTCTTATAAGTTTTGTCTAGGCTTACTTGTATGGGTTATTCTAGGATTTCTCATAGCAGAAGTTGCACTAGCAATTGGATTCTTTACAATTATGATTTTTATACACGTTCCTTGGTGGAAGATTCTGCTGTTAACTGTTCTTGGTATGATTGCTGTAGCTCTTCATCTGGTAGGTGAAATGTCAAAGGAGAATAAAACTAATGAAAAGTTGGGATGATCTGATTTTATTTACATTTATAACATTGTGGATTATACTTACCGCAGGATCTCCTGACCTGATTGATGCATCTGTCTGTAGCATCATGGATAATTGTGATGAAGCTTATGAGCGTATTTTGAATGAAAAAGACTGAACAAGAAAAGGTTGACATAGCTACCTCCACAATACTAAAATACCTACACAAGATAGAAGATGAACAGCTTGATCAAATCAGCTTCATCATTTGGACTGAACAACAAGAACGGAGGAAAGGGGATGAGTATTTTGGCGACTAAATCCGGATGGATTATTGCTGGTAAGGTGGTAAAAGAAACTAAAACCTATTATCACTTCCAACCAGTAGACGATAAAGATCGTGTTATGAAAGTTAGAAAAGATAATTCTGGGGACTACAGAATTTTTGAAGATGTTGATCTTACTCTAAACTGGATCGACGAGGTGAATGATCTGTGACTGCATTCAAGCCTAACAGTGTTGGTGAACAACCAATTGTAGAAATGTCTCATTGGTCTTTCCGCACAGTGACAGATGGTGGTGGATATAAAACAAAACATCTTATCGGCCTTGTGAATGGGTTTGGTCGTGTATCAAGTGCTGTTGAAGAAGTGATGGAAGGTGGAGATGTGAAAACATCTTCTGGGCGAGTCTACAAACTAATTGGTCCTGTTGGACAGCACATGGATTCAGAATGGGTCTGGGATGTATGGTTGGAAGCGAATCAAGTGTGGGAGGTAAAGGAATGAGTCAAACAGAGATGTCTCAAAATCAAAACGAAGAAATTCTGAATGACTTTGCAATTGAAGGGGAGCTACAATCTCCACAGCAACGTAGTATGGATTTTAAATCTCTTTCAGCATTGACAGATTTCATTCATGCCTTTAGAATTACTGGTGGTCAGTTTGGGCAACTCAGTAATGGGTGTTGGCGTCTCATCTACAACAATTCAGAGATTTGATATGACTAAATATCGCATTGTAAGACAAGTAAACGATAGGGGATTTGAAAAGTCACACGAATTTGTGTATTCTATTCAAAAGAAATATTGGTTTGGATGGAAAGAGGTGGATTGGCATTTAGACCAAGGCGGGCGTATTGGTAAAGAGATAAAGAAAAGATATTCAGAATATTTAGAAAATAATAAAAACCCTCTTAATTGAGGGTTTCTTATATTTGGAGAACATAAATGTTAAAATTGGAACACGACGAGAAACACAGACCACTCCTAATTGATGATCTTACAGGAGAAATCATAGAAACAAAGAGACCAAAAGGAAAGAAATCACACTACAAGAAATACATTGGAATAGAAACCAAATGGCCTTCTGAGTGTAAGACACAAGACCATCTGATTGAATCCTTAGAGAACATCGACCCTTACATAAAGAACAAGCCACTAATTAACAGCAAATATCTACTAGCCTGTGCTGTATCACACTACACTAAAAGACAAATCAAACTAATCACATTCCTAGCTGAAAATATTACAGCATGGAATTACTACATTGGAAATATCAAACACCTATCCGAGTGTATTGAATCCAAACACCTTGCAGAAGTGTTGAAGTCTTTAGAAGGAACCATCCTGTCTGTGTCATACAGAAATATCCCATTTAGAGGTGATATTGTAATCAGAGTGAATCCACTACTTTCTTGGAGAGGTGATATGTCTTTACTGGAGATTGCTAAAGAACACTATCTACAGTCAATTGTAATCAGGGATGACCTTGAACACCTAATGACTAGAGATGAACACAACCCATTCCTGAAAGGTAAAGACAGCATTCTAAAAGCAATGAAAGAAATATCTGTACTCGCTTATAACAATAACAGTGAGTGCAGAATACACCCAGATAAGCTGTTTCCTTCAGTTAAATAATTTCGTCCCCTTTTTTGGAGAATTGATCGTCTGAAACACTGATGAACTCTGGAGGTAGTGATCCGTGGTAGAGTATATAGACAAGAATAAGACTTCGTCTTTATATTTCTACCCAACCCCCTAAAAATCTCACAACACATTCACATGTGTTATTCGCTTTTCATGGGCATAATATCAATAAGAAATATTCCTATATTCTATAATTCTTGGATAGGTATCTGATGGGTTTAACGGCACCCCATGTGCCGACCCATTTTATAAAATCAAATGATAAAATATCATTAGGTTAATACATGGGCATTAATAGGCCCATATGGGCCAGGATAGCCCCACAGGGGCTTTGCTTTCGCTAGCCTATACCTACCCAGTGGGTAGGATTGGCGTAGTGTGTAGCGCCTATGGCGCATTATGCCCATTAGGGCTATTCAGGCGTGAGTACGCCTAAATGTGCTGTCCAATGGACAGCTAATACTGGGCATAATATAGGAACTAATATATTGTCTCTTGTATGGTGTTACATGTAATAAGAGACAATGTAATACCCCATAACAACATAAGAGTATGTGTTACATATATGTTGTTATATGGGCATATATAACATCGAAGATGTGTTATGTATTAGTTAACTGTTGGTTAACAGAAAGAGTTGATATTGAGAAAGGAATATGCTTAACAAACACATCTACGTTACGGGCAGCATATAACAGCCTATTAATGGGCATAAAAGCGTTGTGTATGTTCCACGTGGAACATGTGCAGAGCACGCATAGCGTGCGATTGTGCGTGCACCATGCACGCTATTAATGGGCATGTAATAGCCCTCATGTGAGGGCTGAATAATAGGCAATAAAAAGCCCCTACTGAGAGGGGCTATATTATGTATTTGTGTGTTAACGCATCTTTCTATAGAACAAAGCAAACTCGGTAGCATTCTTACGTTGCACAGGAAGGTTCATAGCTTTGTACTTCTTGGCTTGTTTGAGGTACATGCTGATAGTGGTTTTGATGTTCATTGTCACACTCTCCAATTGAATTAGATGAGGGTTAGCTCGGTCATCGGGTAGTTCATGCTCTTGTTGTCCAGCTCCTTAACCCGAAGGGCTACTCGACCATTTTTAAACACTTTAGTCACTATACCAGTGAGGTTAACCGGGTAGGTTTTGGAACGGTTGTTCTTGAACCATGCTACCGGGAGATCATTGATCATGGTCACTTTGGAGCCTACTTCAATCTTGGTTTGTTCCACGTGGAACACTTCAACTTCGTATTCTTCGTTCAGAACATCAGAGATGTCCCAGTGCATCAGTTCGTTGTTAGCTTCTGCCAGTTCACGTTGGAAGCGTTCGTGAGCTTTGGCTTGGAAGAGGATTTCTTGCTTGGTCATGTCCGTTACTCCGGCTTTGCTAGGCGTTGTGCCTTGCTGTTGAAGCTATTAAACCAAAATCAGAGTGTGATGTAAAGCTTTTTATTGATTGAAAGATTCTATCGCGTCAATAGGCTTTATCTATTGTCAGATATCAAACCGATTTTCGATGATGCTCTGACGTGCTCGGGGAGTCATGCTGTTACCATAATACTTCCGCTCACGGATAGCGGCTTGAGCCTTAACAGCATCTTCAAAAGATATACGCCCGTCATGCAATGCTTGTGCAATACGCTTAGAAGCTTCGGAGATTGTCATGGTTGCTGATCCGTTGTCTGTCTGAGTATGTAAGCAATCTTACTGGAAGCGCCTGAGCTTGTCAAACGCTTCGATAAAATTCTAGTTAGAAATTAGCGTAAACAATGTTTCCGTTATCCAGAACACCAGCTACTATTGTATTGTCGTTCAAGTATTCACAAACGGTTTCGAGGATAATATCTTGTTTTGTTTCCTCATCGATTGCTTGATCTGCTTCGCTCAGGTCGATCTGATAATCCTGAGTAATAGTCATAACATCACTTTCGTCATAATCGCAGCACAGAGCAATAACATCGAGTTCCATTTCTTCGCCGCTATCCTGTTCGTATTGCTCCAGATAATCGAACAGGGCTTCCAGATCCTCATAAGAAAAGTTATCCATGCGGTTCATGGAACGGAAAGCATCAACAAAAGCGGAGAAGTTAACGGTAGTTTTCATGATCTAGAGTCCTTTGGTGGAAGCGAGAGGAACACCCTTTGTACCCCGTTCCTCGCTTTCTGTTGCCTATCTTAGTGGTTCTGCTTTAATGCGTCAAGCGTTTTTACATGTCTTTTTTACGCTTCACGTCTTCGGAATAGTGCTCAATATTTAGAGCTTCACGAACTCCACAACCAGCCAGAGCATAACCAGTGGCGCAATTAATGAAACCATTCTCAATCAACCAATCGCCAGCAGTTACAAGGTAGTGATCCCCATAACCGTAACTCATTTCAGTAGATCCCAGCTCCACCCAAGTGCCATCAATAAGCGCGGAAATATAGGCAATGTGGTAAGTGTTACCAAAAGACTTTTGGAACCAACGCACACCCTTAATGCTGAAAGCTTCAATGTTCATTTCCTTTGCTTTGCTGCTAATTTCACAGGAGAGGGTAGCGCCGTTATAGGTAAAGGTAGCCATTATCTAGAATCCTATCTTTGGTGATTTGAGGAAAGAACCATTTCTCTTCTCTTGCTGCACATTCTACTAGGTGGTTTTCAGTGTGTCAAGCATCTTTTTGAAATTCTTTTTTCCGGGAGTACTTACTTAATAAGTACGACCCATTGTCCATTCTCTTTGCTCAGCCTTACAACCTTACCAGCTTTTGCAAAAGTCCAAGCCATTTTGAAAGCTGTTTCTTGGGAGAAGAATTTACCAGACATTTTGTGATTTCCTATAGTTTGTTGAAACGTGCCGCCATCATAACTGCACGCTTTACGCTTGCCAAGCCTCAACCTTGAAAAATTTGCTCTTTGTAGTGGTTGGCAAAATCCAGAGCGGCAAGCTTGCGATCTGCTACCGAAAACATCTTAGACCAATTTATTGCGCTGTCAAATTCTACAGCATAACGTTTAGCAGCGAAAACAGCCAGGTTATACCATGCCTTTTGGGCTTTGTTTTCGTCATACTTGCCAGCTTTGACTTTCTTTTGCAGGCTCTCGATGATTGCGCAAGCTTGGTTGTAGCAAGTGCGATCGTTCACAGCGTACAGAGCCAGTTCGCGGGATTCGGTAGTGTGCTGGATGGTCATGTTGTTTCTCCAAGTTTTGAAAGGCTTTTTGCCTTTCGATGTGGTCAGTATAAAGGATTTATTCAGATGGTCTAATGAAACATCTCTATCGCATCAAACCATCTTGATAAATTCTTTCTATTTAGAATAGGCAGGATCTGTCTCCAGAAGTTGAGACGCTTCGTCTTGTAGACATTTCAGATTATGATTTGCCTCTTTTTCTGCGCTCTCATTGCTTTCGTGGATTGAAAGCAAATCCCCACTTTCAAAGTTTGAGTAATGATAACTCATCATCTCCTCATCACTATTAAAAGGACCGTGAACAACAGTATCAAAAGCTTTTACATAGTAAAGCGCCATGTTCTTTCTTCCTTTGTGTTTGGACGTTTTGTCCGTTTTGTTGTGCCTATGTTAAGCCTGTTCACTCAAGCTGTCTAGAAAACATTTTCTAGACAGCTTTGATAAATTCTTTCTATTGATACAGTTCCTCTAGCTGATCCTCTAAATCTTTATTCTCATGGTCTAGATCTTCACAATCCGGGCAGATTCCTTTTCCTTGGGAGCACATACTCCAAAGAGTAGATTCGCATTCTTTGCACTTGCTGTACATTTTGGTACCTGCTGGCGTGTTTGCTTTTGATGTGTAAAGAATAACGCCAGCGAATGCTGGCGTCTAATTGATATTCTCAATCACTATCTTCTGCAATATAGAGTTCGTCTATCAGTTCTTCTAGTCCATCCATTTGGGTTTTTGAGATATTAAAAGAGCCATCAGCAAAACCTTGGAATTTAACTGTGTCCAGTAGTTCAGTAATTGCCCATATTAATTTACTTTTATTCATTTGGCCACCTTGGGATAGTTCTCCACTTTTGCAAAATGCGTCACCCTGTAGCCTCTTGCTCGGAGTGTATAGGACGAGTCTGAATCAGCAAAGCACCACCCGTTTACTTGCAGATTGTACCAACCTACGGAAACAGATTGTACAGTCCCTTCCCCGCAATCTTTACACAAAAGATAAATGTCTCCATATTCAGGGTCAGTGTATTTTGGTTCTTTAAATTTTGAAATTTCAATCCAATTAATCAATAAATAAACTCCCATTCGTACTTAGAAACAGGGTATCGTTCCAAAGCTTCACTGTATGAAAGCTTGTCCTCATCCCATACCCAGCAGCTAGTAACAGCATCCCACAAATAGCAGAAATAAACTAGATAATCTTTTCCGCCGCAATTCACTGTAGTGCATTCGTATTGCATGACAGATTTCATTTTCCAACCACCCATACTTTGCAACCTTCGCGCATTGCTTTATTCAGCCCGTGTTTGGTTGTTTTTGCATACACTTCATAATCGGCGCCATTGTCTACTTCCTTAATCCAAACAATGCGGAAGGGGAAATAGTCTTTGGTGCGGATGGCTTGTGACTGTGCCTGCTCGAAAGTCATTTGTATTTACCTGTATGTTCGTTTCGTTAGAGCTAGATTATCCTTGAAACGATGGAGCGTCTAATTTATTGTTTCTATTGGTTTAGACGCTTCTGATAAATCTTTTCTATTAACTGTAAATTGTTTGGACTTCCTTGATTGCATTAATTCCGCCGCTGACTTTGTAACACTTCAAAGCCTTGTCAAAATCACCTTTGAAATCACAAACACGCATGATCTGGAGTATTTGTTTCTCTGCATCAAAAATGTCATAAGCGGAGATTGTAGTTTCGCTACCGTGCCAGCTTTTGAAGATGAATTGATTAAGCATTTTCGTCACCGTTGGTTGTTTGCTTTTGATGGTTAAATCTTAGCAACACCAAAAGATTTTGACTAATTATTATTTTCTATCAGCTTTTTATTTGCTGATAACTGGTAGCTATTGGAGAATTCAGCTTTGCAACCCATACAACCTGTCATGTATAAACCATCTTCATAAAACGGAATAAGCCAATCCGAGTCACCGCATACAGGGCAAAGCCAATCAACTTCAAACCATTCTCCATTATAACTTGGCACCCCCGTGAATGCTAGAAATGCTTTTACTACTCCTAGTTCTTCTTTGGTTTTATCCCCGTAAAACCCTGACATATTACGAAGGTAAATCCAGTCTCCTCGATATTTATCTTTAACGTCTTTTGGCGACTGCCCTTCTCGCATAAGATATGGAATCCCATATATTACACTATCAACACAAGCCACAACTTTAACTGTTTGAAGCAATTTTGACGTTATTTCTTTTCGCATTTTGATATCTTCCGATTAAGCCACACGCCAAAGCATCTGCCTCCGACCACGTTGCCCTGGCTGATGCTCAAGCTTTCCGAATTCCGTTATAATTCCTTCGTTCTGTGCAAGCCACTTGAGATTGTTGATGGTATCAACTGGGGTTGCTTCTAGCTTCTTCGCAAGCTCCTTAGCCGTAAACCCTTCCTCAAATTGCTTCAGCTCCTCAATCATTGCTTTGATTTCGTTGCGGATGCGAATGCTTTCTTGGCTAACAGGCTTCCCAGCCTTAGGAAGCATACCAAGAATTGAGCTGACGAATTGCTCGGTTTTTGCTTTGTTCACTTTGTTAGTTTTGCAGAACATTGCAATAGCTTCAGTGATTTGAGCATTGATTTCAGGATTAGTGTGGAACATGTGGCTTATTCCTTAAATGTCAATGTTAGGCGTAAATGCGTTTTGCGTTCACTTTTACTTTATGGTTTGCCGTGATTTGTTTCAACACAAGCCACGTTGCCATTTGCAAAATTTCCTTTGCAATCATTTCTAACATTTTGTTCACCACTTGCGTTGTTTGTGTTGAGAGAAGCATAACCAAAGATTAGCTATGCTTCCAATTGAAATTTTCTATTTATTCACCGCCGCTCCATTGCCATTTTCTATTGCGGCGCATCTTACGAAATTCTTTTTCTTTCTTGTGTTCTTTCCGTTGTTCTGCTTTGTATTCGTCCATGCTCATAGTCACTTTTGCAATTTGAGATTGTTTCATTTACTTAGCCTTCAATTTTACTAACGGAGATGATATTTAGTTCTTTACAATCCTCCTTGATACTTCTAAGGATTCTATTCTCAATTTTGTAAGTATAACCTTCATTAATTAGAAGTTCAACGCATTCTTTTTCATCCTCGTCATATTCTGTGTCGAAGATATAGTTTCCAAATTTAGGAAACGGGTTCTCTCCATTTGTGTACACATATCCAACAAATAATTTCATTTTTAATTAATCCTTAATCTCTACTTCCCAGTTGCCGCTTTCAAGATACATTATAGCATCTTGTTTCAATCTTACAATTTTAATTGTCTCGTTTTCATCTTCGTCAAACTCTGAAACTTGGATCTCTGCTCCTGCCTTCAAAGTATAGTGGAGCCGACCTTCAATGTAGTGTTTAATTTCTGATTTAATACTCATTTGCTAGCACCCTTAGTCAATGAAAGTCAATTTTGCAATACGATAGGATTCTGACCAATATCCTACACTTTCCAACCAATCAATGCAAGCATGTGCTTCTGCAATTGTTTTGAAAAGCTTAATTCCTTTTTCATTCTCACAAATGTCCTCGTTTCCTTCAGAATCTTTGTAGATTACAACAAACATATTATCACCTGAATCAGTAGTTATAATAATGCGAGTCGTCAATAATGGATTGACGAATATTATTAAGTTCTTCAAGCGTGATCTTTTCTTTTAGATCACGGTTCCCAATCGTATTCATGCACATAGGGATACCTTTTAGTGCCCGTTTTGCAGATTCTACTGCTTCACCAACGGTATATTTCTTTACTGTACGTTCTGCTTTAGTGTAGATATTTTGCATTTTACTCTCCTAGTTTCTGAGGATTTCCAATATCTTAACCATCTTTTCTTTCGCTGTCAATAGTTTTTGCAATGGTAACTTGAAGCAATTTCCATCACTAAGACTGTCGATCAGTTCATGACTAAAGCTTAAATCTTGTTCTTGTTGGTTGTCAACTGGTTTTTGCGTTCTTTTTTGTTGGTGTTTTTCTTCCATCTCATCAAGGCAAAGAGAATAAATCTCATCATCTTTTTCCGCTGGATTCCAATTTCTAGCAGAGCAGACGCGCTGCCAAGCCTTGTCTAATCTTTTGTCTAGTTGATTTCTTGCACAAGACCAATCTTCAAAAGATAATTTCCCGCTGTCCAATTCTTCATCGAGTTCAATTGATAATTGCTCAAGTCTTTCGTAATGAGCGTCTGCTAAATTTGCCCGCTCAAATGCTGATCGCTTCTTCGAAGCTGACTTTTTCTTTTGTTCTGGTTCGTTATAAGCAGATAGATTGGCTTTGTTGCCAATCATGTGAGATTTACGCTTCCTGTCGTCTGGACTCTGACCAGACCACTCAAGATGGTCGGAACATGAATCGACCCAAGAGGGTTGGATATAAACTCTGCTCATTTCAAAAGCTCCAAATGAAGAAAACACCACAAGCTGGCAGGTATTCTACCTTCTCATGGTGTCCTTGTCAACATCATTTCCTATTATTACATTTCATTTCTTCTAGGCTTTCTCGCATCATCTGCATTTCAACCTTTCGATTGTGTTGATTGTTTGATAGTGTTCTCCAAATCCAAATTGGACTCCACAACATCCCAGTAATCAAAAACATGAAGAAATGGAATAGGTGGTAGGTTTCTTTGTAGTTCATTCTTTCCACCAATCAAGTTTAATAGCTTTTTGCAAAGCTTTGATTAGATTCTCTGCATGTTGTTTTGATGTCAAAGAAAGAAACTTTTCTTTATCTTCTTTATCGTGATAAATACGAATACAAATTCCCTTCTCAAGATAGCTTGCATTGTAGTATTCCTCACTTTTATCATCAAAGCGAATAATTTTAACTTCGTCCACTATATCTTTACGGATGTCAATTTCCATTTAAAATTCCTCGTTGTTTTCCGATTGTTGATAGATTACCAAGCAATACAGACGGTTTCAAATTGAAAATTTCTATTCTACACTGTACACTCGATAGATTTTATTGATCCTTCAAGCCTGATAGCCTCTCTGCATACAACACACGGAAAAGCAGGAACAGGGTTTCCCTTGGCATCAACTCTTGCAACGTACAACCTACAACCTTTCCCTTTTGCTCTCAGCACAGCCAACACCTCGGCATGGAGATAATCTTTTACCAACCCCAGCTTTCTGCTACATCTGTGCATAGTCGGGTGGGTACGGGTATAGCTGTTTGCTGCCTCAGAAACAATCTTCCCCTTCTTGTCCCGGATCGTTGCGAACACCCTAGCCTTTCCTTTTTCGTAGGGGATGCCTCGACATTTATCGAGGCAATATTGCAATTCTTTAGAAATCATTTGAAAGATATGTACTTACTTTTCTTGACAATTTGAATAAATTCAACATCTTTCAGTGACCAGAAAATATTTTGTTCTACTTTATGAAACTTCCACTCCAAACTCTTCAGTTCATCCCCTGAATATTTAGTAGAAATTTCATCAAACCATGTTTCATAAGAATTACCACTCTTGAAATAAATCTTAACTAGAAATTTATCCTTAAGTTGCATTTTTATTTCCTCATTTGATCCAAGAGCCAATCATAAATACTTGCATACAATTTATCTGAAATAAGCCCCTTGATTACATTTTTTGAATTTGTGTAGAATGTGCTTCCGTTCTGTTTTTCTACTTCAACAGATTTTACAGTGAAGTAGAGGTTAGTGTAACCATAATAATCCCTATCACTTACTGCATTATATGAATAGCTACCTGGAACATGCTCATATTCTATATTATCCAGAGTGATAATAGCTGAACACAATTCTTCATTAAATTCAATTTCTGTTTCATATTGAAAGTTCATTCTTTAATCTCCTTAATTGCTGCTACAAGGTCTGCGTAAGATCCTGCATAGTCATATGTGAAATCTTCGTTACAAAGACCACAAAGGTTGTAAATCTCTTTCCAAGAGTAGTATTTGCCATTTACAGTCATTTTTAAATCTCCTCTATTTCCCCACCAAAGCGGGCATAATATCCATCACCCAGATCAATAAAACATTCTCCGAATTTCAGAAACCTCCGAGGAGAAACATTTTCTTCTGTTAGTTCTAGGATTTCTCCAGTCTTTTTACATTTGAATTTACGACCAATCCATTTTGATTTATCAAACATATTTAAATCTCCTTAAATATTGAAGAATTCCGGTTTATTACGTTTAGTCCATCTTGCAATGATAGGGCGTTTTTCAGTACGCTCCGCCCAATCCTTGATCTTGTGAGCCAAGTATATGCGGTAATTCTCGTGCGTGTCAAGGGTCTTTTTGTACTTGTCATCCATGCACATAAAATCAATCGAAAGCGGGTTGTTACCAATGTTTTTCGGGGCTGTTTTTAATTCTTCCAGCAAAGAGCTTGTGGCGTGAACCTTCCCTGTCCGGTACGAATATTCCTCGCAAAGTGCTTGAAAATGACGATACAGCCAATTGTAATTTTCTTTACTCTTTCGTACAAAAACCGAACACGGATGATTGCTATGGGTAGGCTTGTATTTCTTCTGCACGCCATCAAGAACAGCGTGTGCCGTGCAAAGCATCTGAGCCGATTCTAAGATCATCTTATTTGTCAAATTATCCGGCAGTACTTTTGCAGATTCTATAGGGCATTCATAGACACAGAAGATATTCATGATGTGATTCCGGTTAGGGGTTGATGCGAGCAATCTTACACACAAAAGAAAAGGCTGTCAAGAGGAAAATTAGACATTTTCTGAAATTCTTCTCAACAGCCTGCAATGTCACATCTCTTTAAGTTCTTGTAATTTCTTCTGAGCTTCTGCAATAGTCTTTTCTAGTTCTTCAATCTTTAGGTCTTTTTCTGATCTGAAAGAAGGCCACTCTACACTATCAATAATAGTTTTGAAATTTAGTTTAATTTCATGACGTTTAGTTTTTGTCAAAGCACTCTCGTCCACCCAATACAAGTAGTCATTTGAGGCATTACCGTCATTATCAGTATTGGTTACACCAATAATATTATTGCTGTAAAGATTAAGGGTACTACCAAAGTTTTCTTCAAGCCATTCGTCTACCAATGCTGCCTCTTCTACACTCGAAAACCGAATAAACCAAGGTTGAGTTTTCATATCAAATTTCACTTGTTCTTTCCCCTCTTTGTAAAGTTTAAAATCTTTGCTAAACGGACCGTTTACACAACTGATGCTAACTTGATCAGGCAGGCATAGTTCATAACACTTATTTACTACTGTATAAATCCTCCCCGTTTACAACATAACCTTTTGTCCATCCTTTATCATTTACACAAATTACCTTATCACCAACTTTAAATTTACTCATAATTCATTCTCCTACATATTCAAGGGATTGTTTCCAATCTTCATTTGCTTCAAATTCTGCTTTTCCAATATATTGAATATCATCAAAACAGCTATTTTCTTCCCACCAAAGTTCTTCTCGCACAGGTTTCCCTTTGTATGCTACTACCAAACCATTTGCGTCTGTTGCAACCCAATTAGTCCAGATCGGAACAATTAGAGTATTACCTTTATACACCACTTCTTTACTTTGATTCCAATTGTTTTCGATAATTTTCATAGAATGAACACCTTATTAATTGAATTACCATCTTCATCAATGTCAAAAACTTCTTGTTTTACTTTGGTTATTTCAGAGAATGACATATAGTAGCTGTCTTCTAGACATTCCACAACAGCTTGTGGGTCCATCTCCTTCAATACTTCAATTAATTCATATACTTTCATATCAAACCTCCTTGAAATATTTCTTGAATGCTGAGTTACTCACACAGATTCGTTGCCCTGAGTCATCGATAATGTACTTCGATACACACCATTTGTCAACTACTTCATACTCTTTAAGATGTGATACATTTTTGAACAAGTGGCCACCAATGAATTTGTAATTCTTTCTAAGCTTAATCTTCATTAATTTTGCACCCTGTTCTTTTTAGTATAATCCGGTTTGTATTTTCTTCTCAAGTGATTTGTTGCAACCCTAACAGAGAATCCGGTATGTTTTGCGTAGTCATGTACTTCTTGGTGATGCAACCTACAAAGAGCAATTATATTGCAAAGCTCTCTTTTGTCAAACAAATGTTTATAGCTTGTGTGATGCAATTCTATCTTTTGACAATCACAGAATTCACATTTCTTGTAGTTAGGTCTTTTCAGTGCTTTTAGCTTCGTAGATTTCCAATGGTCTGTCTTTAGGTATTCGTTGTAAGTAATGCCGTTTAACATCAAGTCTCGTCTGTTCCAAGTGTCTGCATATATCTCATCTAAATCTTTCTTCTTACTCATTTCTAATCCTGTATCAAATGTAATACCCATCCAAACTGAGTTCGGATAATCCAAGCGAGATTACCCCTAATCCCAGCCATACCAAGAGCACACTCTTAGCCTAGACTGAGATTGAGGTCACGCTTAGGTTATCCTCACTCTCTTCCTGTGTCAAGCACAAATGTGCCATCCAAACTTGAGACGAGAACAACAGCCTTTCTAGGCTCTGCCAATACGCACAGGTACGCCTGACAGCCAAGGAGGGTCTTGGTAAGACTACCCTCTTGAATCGCTTTTATAGGCCCTTACAGCCCCGTTGACGAGTCCCGATTCTTTCGACTAGACTCTGCTTTGTGTCAACTCCCTTGTGAGCTTTAAAGATTGGACGCACGTTGCATTTCTGACCCCATCCAACCCCGAGCAATGCTTTTTCTGCATTACGTTGTCCATTCTACGCTTCGTTTCCTAGGTTGTCAAGCGTAAGGAACAGAAAATTTCTTGAAAATAGGGGTTGACTCCACCGGAGGATCTGATAAGATGTGTGGTATCGAAACGAAAACTGGAGGAGAAACAATATGGACTGCTTGCCCCACTTCTTTACCACTGATGGTCGTAAATGGAACATCCTTGAAATGCGCGTCTGTGTAGATTTTGGTGGACGACAGATGCAAATTGAAGCTCAATGTGACGGTGAGTGGAAATTACTAAAAACTTTTGTCTACCACTACCTAACGGATGAATTTAAGCAGTGGGATAGGGAAGAATGTTTTGATCTAGTACCTGTAAAGGGTAAATTCGCAGAATCATTGAAAATTATGTTTGATTTGTCCAAGGAGGAAACGCAGTGAGCACTACTGACATTTCTAAGAATTATCGCCAATATAGCCCGGAACAGCTTAGGAACTGGGCTTACAATGGAGTCCTTGAGTGTAAAGGATTTGATCTCAGTGACTTTTTGGAATATTTCCTTGAAGGTTATCTGGACAAAGCTATTGAGGAAGCAAGAGAAGAAGGGTATGATGATGGTTTTGAAGCTGGTAAATGGGAGAACTGTGGGGTTGATGACGAAGTTCTAGAAAAGATCCAGAAAGCTATTAAAATTTTGGAGGATATTTGATTGAGTAAATACGAAGAAAATAATGGTGAACTGATGTATCATGCAAGCTGCATCGAGTGTGATAGCTCTGATGCAATGGCTGTATACTCTAAAGAAACAGATGACGGAAATATAATTGATGCCTTTTGTTTCTCTTGTAATAAGTATTTTAATCCTGAAAAAGTAGAGGAAGCAGGAGTAAAAATGGTGGAAGTAGTAAGTAAACAAAATCAAGTTGTAGACTTCTCTGATATTGAAAAGATTCAGTTCCGAGGTTGGAAGGCTCGCGCTATTACTCGCATTACTTCTCGCAAGTATGGTGTCCGCACTGAGATTCAAGGTGAAGATGAGGCAACTACTCGATTCTATCCGTCCACTGTAGACGGTAAGATTGTAGGTTATAAGAAACGAATTATTGCAACTAAGGACTTTGCTGCAATTGGTAGTGTAAAAGCTACTAATGAAATGTTTGGTCAAGCTGTATTTGAGAAAGGTCAAAAGTATCTAGTAATCACCACGGGTGAAGAAGATGCGATGGCTTTTTCTCAGGTTCTTTACAGTGAACAAACCGACAAAGATGGTAATAAGGTTGAATATTGGACTCCTTGTGTTAGCGTAACTTGTGGCGACGGTAGTATTATCAAACAATTCAAAGCTAATTTTGAATACATTAACAGCTTTGAAAAAGTCATTCTTGCCTTTGACAATGATGAAAGCGGACAACGTTATATTGAGGAAGCCGCGCGCCTGATTTCTCCGGGTAAAGCATTTATTGCTAAATTCCCAGCAGATGTTAAGGACGCTTGCGATCTTCTTCGGATGAATCGTGTTAGCGAACTAAAGCAAATCTTTTGGAAGGCTGTTCCTTTTAGTCGTGTGGATATTCTGCACCTATCCCAAATGTGGGAAGATTTTGAAAATGAAGATGATAATGTAAAAATTCCGTTCCCTGCTGCTTGGAGTCATCTAAACGAGATGATGAACGGGGGTATCGAAAAGGGCGAAATCACGGTCATCGGGGCACTTACGTCGATTGGCAAATCTTCGATTGTTAATAACATTGTTTATAACTTAATTGAGAACACTAAGTTCAAAGTTGGTGCAATGTATCTTGAAGGTACTAAGCGTGAGGTTGTTCGTGACCTTGTGTCGCTTGATGCTGGTGTGAATCTGCGTACTGCTGATCGAAACATGGTTGATATTGATTCTCTGAAACGTCGATTCTTTGAGGGGCTTGCTAAGAAAGATCAATTCGTTTACGTTGACCATCAGGGTAGTATCTCAACTGCTGAGATTTTTGATAAGCTAAATTATCTCGCAAAAGCCGAGGGTTGTGATGTAATTATCATTGATCCCGTTCAAGCGGGTGTTAATAGCAGTGACAACGGTGCAATTATTGAGTTCATGGACACTCTGCTGAAGTTTGCAAAGCAGACCGATACTAGTGTAATTGCTGTATCGCACATGCGTAAACCTTCTGGGGAAGATCCACACGCTGTCAGTGAATATGACCTTATGGGTAGCTCTAGCATTAATCAAATTGCGTTTAACACGATCTTGATTAGTCGGGACAAGATGAACAGCGATCCCGTGAAGCGTTCAGCCACTAAGGTGCAGCTTGTCAAGTGTCGTCGTACTGGTAACACAGGTGAAGCTGGATGGTTAAAATATGACCACGCAACAACTCATATGTTTGCAACAGCGAATCCTTACGCTACTGTTGATGAACATGACCAAAAAAATTATGAGCAATCTCAAGATATGGTTGTTGATTTTTAAAATGTAGGTGATAATAATGAAATACAATAAAATTTCATTTGATGAAATGTCAAAATATTTTTATATAGATAGTGAATCTAAAACTTGGTTGAAAAGAAAAATATCTAATAATACTAAATTTAAAGCTGGTGACGATGCTGGATTTCTTCACCATTCAGGTTATTACGATGTAAAGTTATTTGGTAAATCTTATAAGGTTCATAGAATAATATACTGTTTAAATTCCGAAAACGATTTAGATGGAAACTATCAAATTGACCATATTGATGGTAATAAAAATAACAATAACCCGTCTAATTTGAGGATTGTAACAAATGAAATTAATTCAAGAAATCAAAAATTAAGGAGTACAAATTCTACCGGAGTGACAGGTGTTACAAGAATGAATAACGGTTGCGGTAATGAATACTTTATGACAAGATGGAGGGAAAACGGTATTGAAAAATGTAAATATTTCAGTATTGATAAATACGGTGAAGATACTGCTTTTAAACTAGCAATTGAATTTAGAAATAAACAAATTGAAAAGTTAAATTCTTGCGGTTATGGTTATACAGATAGGCACGGATTAGCTTTTAATCAAAATTCACTTGACTTCTGAGAAAGGAGGGTGTAGAATCCCTCCAATCCATTCACAGGACACGAGGAATCTATGCAAAAGAAGTGGTTTAAAACGGACTGGGTATTCGACATCGAGACTTATCCGAACTTTTTCAGCCTTGGCGTAATTTACGCTAATGGAAAAGGTGAGCGTGTTTTTGAAATCAGCACTCGTAAAAACGAAGCTGAAGAAATGCTTGATTTTCTTCGCAAGGTAAAAGCTGGTGGATATAGGATGGTTGGATTTAACAATGAGGGGTTTGACTATCCTGTTATTCATTACATTTTGGAGAAAGCACGCAAAGCTAAGAAAGATGGTGAACAACTTAAAATTACAGCAAAAGAACTGTATAAAGTTGCTATGGATATCATCAATTCCATGAAAGATGACCGTTTTGGTAAAAAGATTAAAGAGTCAGAGGTAATTATTCCTCAAGTTGATCTTTTTAAAGTTCACCATTTTGATAACGCCGCTCGTTCAACTTCTCTGAAGATGCTTGAATTTAATATGCGTTCTCAGAATATTGAAGAACTTCCGTTTCCTGTCGGAACTGTATTGTCTCCAGAACAAATGGATATTGTTGTAAAATATAACAAGAATGATATTCGTGAAACTTTGAAGTTCTATTGGTATTCCTATGATGCGCTAAAACTTCGTGAGGATTTGACTCAGCAATTCGGATTTGACTGCACCAATTTTAATGATACTAAGATCGGCAAAGAACTGTTCATTCGTCGTCTTGAAGAAGTTAGTCCGGGTTGCTGTTACACTCGAAACAAGTTTGGTAGAACTATTAACCAGACTAAACGTGATCGAATTGTGATTAATGACTGTCTGTTTCCTTACATTAAATTTGATCGTCCTGAGTTCAAAGCCGTTCATGATTGGTTCAAGAAACAAGTCATTACTGAAACAAAAGGTGTATTTAGTGATTTGCTTGAACATGATCTTGGTGAAGTTGCTAAATATGCAGCAATGGTGGTCAAGAAGAAAAAACTATCTGATCCAGTTGATAAAAAGAATAAGCGATATGTTCCAACTGAAGAACAAATCGCACAGCTTCGCAAAGAGCAGCCTCTTGGTTGGATTGAGGAAAAAGAACTAAAATCCCCAAAAGGAGCAAAGAGTTATTATTGGTGTTACAATGTAGCTGAAACGATGAATGTAGTTATCAACGGATTCCGTTATGACTACGGTGTTGGTGGTATTCATGGTGCAGTTCAAGGCACTGTTCGTAGCAATGATAAGCGAAAGATTCGGACGCTTGACGTTGCATCGTATTACCCAAACATGGCTATTGCTAACAAGATTTATCCTCAACACTTAGGTGAAACCTTCTGTAAGGTGTATAAAGAGCTTTATGAAGAACGTAAGAGTCACCCTAAAGGAAGTGCGGCAAACGCAGCTCTAAAGCTTGCTTTGAATGGAGTGTACGGGGATTCAAACAACGAGTTTAGCCCTCTGTGTGATCCTGCTTACACAATGTCAATTACGATTGGTGGACAGCTATCACTTTGCATGTTGATGGAAAAACTTATTGACCATTGTGGTGCAACAATTATCATGTGCAATACAGATGGTTTTGAGTATCTGTGTGATGTTGATAATTTTGATGAAGCCGACAAATGGGTCAAATGGTGGGAAGATATTACAGGTCTTACTATGGAAGGTGACACCTACTCTGTAATGTATATTGCTGATGTTAACTCGTATGTTGCCGTAAAAGAGGACAAGAAGTGAAATTGATAGATGTAAAATTTAAGGATTGTGGAGGTATTTACAAAATAACAAATACCGTAAATGGTAAATGTTATATAGGTAGAACTAAATGTTTCTACAGAAGAAATTCTCAGTATAATACAGGATTCCGTAAAAAATCTGTAAAACATATAAATGAATACATGCTAAAATCTATGGTGAAGTACGGATATGAAAATTTTATTTTCAGAATAATAGAAATTTGCGAACAAGATATAATTGCGGAAAGAGAAGTATTCTGGATGGATTATTTCAATTCGCACGATAAATCTTTTGGTTATAATTTGAGAAATGATTCTGATGGTGGTATGATTACACACCCAGATACATCAATTAAAATCTCAAAAAGATTAAAAACAGAATGGGAAAACGGTGTAAGAGATTCACACGGTTTAAAGTTAAAAGAATCGTGGTTGCGTAGAGATAGAGATGAACAGTCCAAATTGATGAGTAAGACTTTAACTAAATACAAGTATGTAATCCGAAAAGATAATTATGAGGAAATTGTGCTTTACAAAAAGCTTTCTGAACTCGGATTAAAAGGTTGTATTAGTAAATTTTTTAAATACAAGACAAATAAGATAGAATTTAAAGGTTGGATGATTGAGAGGATTCCTTATGACGCACGATGAAGAAGTTAAAATCATTAGAAATCTTATATCGTCTGGTAAAATAAAAACAAAAGGTAGATATGAGGTAATGCCATTTGATAAAATTGGTTGGCATAAAAATCAATCAGCTATGGTTATTCCAATGTCCGCTCTATACCATTTGCTCGGTATGGGTGACTTTGAGGATTTCATCCGTGTACATGATGATAAATATGATTTCTTCCTACGAACCAAAGTACCAAAGTCATCTCGTCTAGTGCTTGAAATGGAAGATGGTGAAGTGATTGAGCAACAAAACATCTGCCGCTACTATCCTGTAAAGCAAGGGGGTGGTAAGCTAATCAAGATCATGCCTCCTTTGAACGGTGGTGAAGAATGGCGTAGACTTGGTATTGACACGGATTGGAAAGTTTCGACATGTAACAACATTCTTGACTTTAAAGGTGATGTGAACTATGATTACTACATTCAAGAAGCACGAAAGCTGATTGATGCTGTTTCAAATGAAATTTCTTGTTGACACACCTTTAGAAATGCCGTAAAATATACGCATACAAACAAACGGAGGAGAATATGGACAAAGAAACGATCCAAACTCTTATTAAAGAGTATTTGGAGGACAATCTCAATATCCAAATTAAATTGATGGAGGATAAATATGAGAGCTAAAGTAGCAAAAGCTATTCGTCGTCAAGCTAGAGAAGCAGGCTTGACTTCCAACGTAGAATATGAGAATATTGCACCTCGTGGTCTTCCAGCTCAGATTGTAGCTGTTGAATGCCAGAAAGCTCTAGAGAAACAAATCAAACGTCAAATGAAGGAGAGTAAATAATTATGGCAATTTCAAAGGTAGAGAACCCCGCAACTGGTGAAGAAATCACTGTTATCAAAGGTGTTGTTGAACGTGTAATGTTCAAAGAAGCTGTCAATGATCGGTTCGGTAATACGCATCGGGCTTCTGTTCTGATTGATGGTGATTGGGTTGGTAACATCTCAATCAAAACCAAGGAAGGGTATGATCCGCAGATTCGCTTTAACAACGGTAACAACGCAAAACCAGATTGGCAAACCCTTGAAGTTGGTGATGAAGTACGCCTTGTTGTAACAGAGAACGAGTATAATGGTAAAATCTATTATAACTCCGGTACTAGCAAGATTAAGCTTGTGAAGAAAGGCGAGGGTAAACCCTCTCAGCCACAACAACGCACTCCACAAGGCTCTCAGAACGCTTCTGGCGGCTTTAAAAAGGATATGACTGGCGTGCAAGTGGGTCATGCTATCAATGCTGCTATGAACCTGATTCAAGGTGAGAGTAATATCAGTCTTGACTACATTGCTAAAGTTGCAAAACAGCTACATGATGTTAGCGAGCGTGTGAAGGAAGCTTATAAAGATGCCAATCCAAACATGAGTGAATATGATGTCGGTGCTGCTGCTGGACAATCTGTCCTCACCGCATGTAAACTAGTAGATAATGTTGAGGATGTTGAGGAAATGGCTCTAATGCTTCTGGATCAAGTTGTTCCTGAAGTTACTGCTTATGTAAAGGGTGAAGCTAAGGAAGGAACTACTAAGCAACAACCAAAACCAGCTCAGAAACCGAAGCCACAGCCGAAGCCTGTAGAGCAGCAGGAGCCATCGCCAGACTTTGACGACCAAGATCTACCATTCTAGTCTAAACTAAATTCAAAGCCCTTCTGAAATATGGAGGGCTTCATTGGAGGAAACAATGCTTATTGATTTCACTGAAAAAGAACTTCTGACCATCGGAAAGCTCCTTGCTTATGTTGGTGGTAATCAAGAATGTAATTCGATCATGAAGAAGGTTGAACTTGCTCTTGATCGAGAGATTGTTGAAAGTGATTGGAAGGATGTGAAATTCTTTTACGAAGACTCTGATAAAGAAGTAAAGGATTTCCATCTGTATATTAAAATTGAGGAGGCTGTATAAATGGATGCACAATCCTTTTGCTATTGGTTACAAGGTTTTATTGAACTTCAAGGTAAGTGCCCAGATGAAGATCAATGGGAGATGATTAAAGAACATCTTCAGCTTGTCTTTAAGAAAGAAACTAAGGTCAAAGAGCAAGTACAAGATTGGTTTGATAAAGTTAGACAGCCAGAACAAAGCCCTGTAGATGTTATTGGTAAGCCTGTTGATCCGAATTATTGGCAATACCCTCATCGTCTAGATTGACCTTTCAACCAATCATCACTTGTGGTTCGCAAACTAATGCAAAGCTTTGTCAAGGAGAATAATATGAATGTATCTGAAAAGCAAATGTTTGAACGTTTTGTAAACATCCTGACTGAAATTGAAACTAACAAACAGGATCTAAAACAGTTTAAAGATGATGTCACTTTCCACAAAGATCATAATCCCTCAGGGTTTGATAAAGAAACTATCAAAGTAATTCAGAAGGCAGCGGCCCTAGAAGTTGCTCAGAAATTTGAAGAGTTCAGTGGTGAAGCAAGTGCAGTAGTTCAAAAGTACAAAGAACTCACTAATTATGATGACTAAGAGAGGAAGGTAATTATGGGTATTGAATATCGTGGAGTAATTTGTGTTGGTTACACTTTGGAAGAGATTGAAGATCTTCCAAATTATTGCAGTGATGATGAGCATGGTGTTTATGAATTTTGTGAAGATAAAGGTCTAGATTCTTTTAGTCCGTATTACGATGCAGATGCCGAGCATTGTATCTATGGTCGCAAGATTTTAAAGACAGAGAGTTATTCCTACACAGAGGTGGAAAATCTTGATGAACTGATCGCAGAAGCTAAAGATAATCTTGAGAAAGAGTTTGGTGTTGTTCCTAAAGCCTATCTCATGGCTCATGGTTGGTAAAATAATTTAATTGACAAAGCCTGCTAAAGCATTTAATATGTTTTAGTGGGCTTTCTTATTGGAGAAGATATGAGCCTTTGTATCGTGGACGGAGATTTGATTGGGTTCAAGGCGGCAGCAGCCTGTGAAACCCGATTTATTATTGTCACACATAAACAATCTAAACGAAGCAAGCAGTTCAACAATCGAACTGAATTTAAAGAGTGGCTTAAACAAAACGACAGATGGTCAGAAGATGATTTTGAAATTCAAGATGATCGAGCTGTTGAGCCAATAGCCAACTGCCTTCATACTGTTAAGGCCATGCTGAAGAACATTCAAGCTGCAACAGGATGCTCTGAGCTGAAGGTAGTCGTTCAAGGTGAAGGGAATTTCAGGGACAATATTCCTCTTCCTGTAAAGTATAAATCTGGCCGTCAAGACATGATTCGTCCACACCATCTTGGTGAAGTAAAAGACTATTTACTAAGGAAATATAAGGCTGAAAAAGCCAATGGCTGTGAAAGCGATGACATTCTTTCAATGTATGCTTGGGAAGGTTATAAGCGTAAAAAACGCTACGTTCAATGTACAATTGACAAGGACGCAAAGCAATGTTCTGGTTATCTCTATGATTGGGATAAGATGAGTGAACCTAAGTTTATTGAAGGGCTTGGCCAAGTGTTCCTCAACTCAAAAAATAAACTAGATGGGTTTGGCAGGAAGTGGCTCTACTATCAAGCAACTGTTGGTGATCCATCTGACTCATACAAACCAACTCAGTTGTGCAAAGCAACTTACGGTGAAAAATCTTTCTTTAAAGATTTTGCTGACCTCAAGACTGACAAAGAATGCTGGCAGAAGATTCATGACTTATATCTATCTTGGTATCCAGAAGAATTCATGTACACAGATTGGACCGGAGAAGGTAGAGTTTCAAACCACATTGATATGATGCAATCGTACTTTGACTGTGCCCATATGCGTAGGTGGAAAGATGATCGTATTGTTGTAAAAGATATTCTTGATAAAATGGGAGTAACCTAATGGAGCCGTGGCAAGAATTCCCCGAAATCTGGAGAAATAAAGTTGCGTTCTTTACTTGGCTCCGTTCAGGGCTTCGTAAAGCCGTATGGCAATTTTACCCTCCAAAGTTAAAATATAAAAATTCTAAAGGAATGAAACCGCCCGAAGATTATACGGGTAAGGCTAGATGTGTTGTTGAGTGCGAACTCACGGGTGAACTGGTAGCCATTTCTCAAGCTGAAATTGACCACAAAGAGGGTCATGTGTCTTTGAAAGATTGGGATGATGTACTACCATTCATTCAGCATCTTTGCACAGGGAAAGACAACATGGCAGTTGTAAGCAAGTCTGCTCATAAGGTAAAGTCCTATGCTGAACGTATGGGAATTTCTTTTGAGGAAGCACTTTGTATCAAAGAGGCTATCCGTCTTTGTAAAGAGAAAAAAGATGTTGACTGGCTGGAGAAAAGAGGCTATACTCCACACACAACGCAAGCAAGACGCAGGAAACAGATAGAGGATATACTTATAGAGGGAATGAAGAATGTACATGAATGAATATGACCTTCGTCGTATCTTTGAGAAGTTGAATGCTATTGCCGACCGTCTATCTAGACTTGAGTGTGAGCTGAAAGAGGTTAAAAAGATTCTTGACTCTGTTTCTGAAGGATGTGATAATGTTCTTGCTGAATGGAATGAACCAATTACTGTTGATAAGATTATTGATGTGGAGGAGTAATGAAATCTAAAATCGTTACAGAAGAACATAAATTTTGGAACTACATGTTTTACGGATGGGTATGTGAATTTATAGTTTATAGTCACATTATGATGCAGCAAGCAGGAGGGGTTTGATATGTCACTATATGAAATTGTTAGGGAAGCTCATAGATCCGATATTCAAAGCATAATTAAAGATTATATTAAAGAGAATCTTGAAATTTCTATTGCTACAAAGTGTGATTCCCAAAATGTTGAATATAAGGTCATCCAGCTTTGGCTAGAAGATCAGTTGATTTCGGAGAGCGAACTTGACTAACATAGTCCAACTATTCCCGACTAAAAAAGAACAGAAGAAGTTTGTTCTAACCAATGCTCATATCAACAACTACGTAGCTACAATTCAAGATGTGTATTATCTTTCTGACAGCCTCGGGGTTGAGGATCTAAGAGACGCTGTAAGAGTGGCATATTTCTACGCTAAACAAATGCAGAAACGAATTAAAGAATTGGAGGAGAAGATTAGTGAGTGACTGGAAAGAGAAAGCACAAGAAATGGCTTTAAGTGGTAAAAGCTGGCGTAAGATTGGACAGGAACTTGGGGTCAGTAAGTCAACTGTTTCAGACTATCTTCGCAAACTGTTTAAGCAACCACAAGCAGAGGCGTTAAAAAATTTAAGTCCTAAGATTCTATTTTTTGATATTGAAACGGCTCCGCTGCGTGCTCATCTGTGGTCTATGTGGCAGCAAGGTGTTGGCCTTAGCCAAATTGAATCTGATTGGTATATGCTCTCGTTCTGTTGTAAATGGGCACATTCTGACGAAGTGTTCTACTACGACCAACGCAATGCTGTAGATATCGAGGATGACTTTGAACTTGTCTCTAAGCTTTGGGAATTTCTTAATGAGGCCGATGTTGTCGTTGGGCAAAATAGTAAGCGATTTGATACCAAGAAAGCTAATGCACGTTTTATCCTAAACGGTCTTCCGAAACCGTCTTCCTATCGTCAAATTGATACCATGGAGATTGCAAAGCAGCAGTTTGGGTTTACTTCCAACCGACTGGAGTACATGACAGATAAGCTCTGTACCACTTTCAAGAAAAGCAAGCACAAGAAATTTGCCGGACATGACCTTTGGTCTGAATGCCTAAAGGGTAATCTTGAAGCGTGGCAAGAGATGGAAGATTATAACCGAATGGATGTTCTTTCTCTTGAAGAGCTTTATAATATCCTAAGTAGTTGGGATAACAAGCTTCCAAACTTTGACGTATATTGTGATGAAATTCTTGACATGAGTGTGTGGGAAAAGGACGGATTCCATTATACCCAACTAGGTAAGTATCAACGTTACCGCAATAAAATCACTGGACAACAGAAACGTAGTCGTGTAAATTTACTCTCCAAAGAAAAACGCGACTCACTTCTTTCTAATATTGTTTAAGGAGAAGAAATATGGAAAATAGAGATATGGTCCATTCCCCAAACCACTACGCTGTGTTTGATGGTGTAGAGGCAATTGAAATCATTGCTAAG